GCGCATAGCCTAACGAGGCTTCTTCGCTGTCTGAAAAGCTGATCGTTTCATCAATGTCCTTGCTGTCAGAACCTTGTGGAGTCACACCCCCCGCAGTCGTAATGGGGGTCGTGGTGATCAAGTCAATCTTGTCGGTGTCCACGAACATGAAGAAATACGCATCGTCTCCCGGCTGAAACGAGGTCTCTCCTTCATTCAATCCATCTTCACGATCATCGATTTCCAGCTTAATCCCGGCTCCGGTCTTGTTTGAATCATCCGCCTCAAATGAAACATTGAGGGTTGCTTTAACGACTTCAATCTTGCTAGCCATTTTGGTTCTCCAATAATAAAAATTGAGCTTCAATATCTTCAGTCTGTTCCGTACAAGTCACCGGGATACTGAGATAATGCGTCACATAACTAACCTTTGCCAAGCTGTAACCGCCATAAGTCCCATTTCCAGCTTCCAACGTGGTAGCATAAGGTACCACAGTAATACTGCCAAGATTTTCATCTAACCACTCAAAGGTAGTCAAACTCATCACCGGATATTGTGTACTGCTCTCACGTTCGGCAAAAGTCAAAATCTCGGCAGGATAATCTTCGTTACTATCCGCAATAATGCGCTTACCTTCACTTAACGTTCCCAATGCAATTGCACTTGGACGAGTAGTAACGATCCGCAAACCTTCGCGCCAAGGGGAGGGAAAGGCATAGAGGATTCCGTGAAAGGGATCGTCCTCATCCTCACTGAGTTTGTCCGGCACATATTCCATACGATCTTGATAACCCGCGTCTTGATCCATGATCCGAATTCGATTCATCAATTCATCTTGCGTAGGAGATTCTGTAGCAGAGAAAATCCCAGTTTCACTAAGTATAACGTTAGAAGCCGCAGTACTGAAGTTTGCAATAGAGACCGGCCAACGATGACGACACACGACCTTACCGTCTGGTTGAGACTCAATTAATCCGCCCACTGCTTGTACGATCTGTTGAGCAATATCCAAAGGTGCTGCATTTTCTGCTGCCAATCGATAAGCTGGAATCATCCAATCAATCAAGTTCCATGTTACTGAACCGATTAATTCTGCTACAATAGCTGAAGCCATAGAAGGTGTTTCCCAGGTCTTTGTCAATTTGACACTGCGAGGTCGTGCATAGTTTACCAAAGGTGAAAGTCCCGTAAAAGAACAAGTTTCACTGTAATTACCATCATCATCAATACTGCGATTAAGACTACGAGAATCCACAATAAAATGATAATCCACATTCAAAAGATGAATAACAAACGCGGTATCTCGAGGAAATTGTACATAGTCCTGAGCGTCTTTTAAAGTGACTTCGCATTGATAATATGGCGAGTCTTCATCACAAGAAATTGAAATTGAAAGAAAATCCAGATCTGCCATTAGATCCTCACATAAAAATCACCACCCAACAGAGTCGTAGTGGTTTGATTAGAGCGATAACGAGTCTCATGCAGGCGATGAATCGAGGTGTCCGAGTTCCAAGCCGTTGTATGGAATCGTTCATGCGCTTCAATCGATTTCCACTGAATATCGTGTTGCCGACGAATCGAAGGGCTGAATTCCCATGTGGCGGTATGGAATGCCGAAGCCGATGAGGCTCCACCTAACGATTGCCAAGTGGTTTCATGCAAATTGAACGCGACGGATTGATCAAGCGAAGCCCACGAGACTTCATTCCATTGAAAGGCAGAGGTCGCTCCACCTAACGAAGCCCACGAGACTTCATTCCATTGAAAGGCAGAGGTCGCTCCACCTAACGAAGCCCACGAGACTTCATTCCATTGAAAGGCAGAGGTCGCTCCACCTAACGAAGCCCACGAGATGTCGTGTTGTGTCCATGCCTGCGTTAAATTCAACGATTGATAGGTGACGGTATGGAAAGCACTGGGTGAATCTACACCTCCCAACGAGGCCCACGAGACTTCATGAAGGTGATTCGCTGCCGTAGCGCCACCGAGTGACACCCAAGAAACATTATGTTGAATCTGATCGAAACTCGATACGAGTGAGCGATAACTTAATTCGTGAAGGGTGAAGGATGAGTTTGACCAAGAGACTTCGTGTAGAACTTGAACACTGCTATTTTCAGATTGATACGAGGTGTGATGTACTCGAAAGTGGGGAGTCCAGTAATAACTTTCGTGCAAACAATCCGCTAAATAAGCGAGTGTCGGAGTAACAGGAGTAATCGCTAGTGATTCCGTTGCTCCAAACGATAAATAATAACTGATACTGCCTTCATTCAGTGGCAGCGATTCAGGAGTGGCTTCAACGATCAACGGTGAAATAATGACGGGATGGATGGGATCGAGCGGCAAGGCTGCTGGTGCAGGCGAGACCACATACGGATTGAGCAGATAAACGGTACCCGAAAAGAACGATGACCCTCGACCGCTGATCGGGGTCAGTACGGACTCTCGGAGGCGAATGGTCATAGCCCTAATGCTCTCATCAGCGTATGATCAGTCGGTTGCGAAATCGGCATGATGTTTCGATCTCGTAAAACATTCAAGTATGTTGCTGTAGCATCACCACTGACCACAGAAAATCCGGTCGGTGGCGCATACACTAAAGCATCAACATGAGTGAGCAAGGTGATCTTTTCAGGGGTCGGCCCGCCCCCACCATCCTCTCCGGTCTGACAGAGCGTATACGGGGACGAAGGCAAGTCATCGAAGACTGGATTGGTATCGGTTTCTGGATCTTCTAAAAACCAAGTTAGCACATAATCCTCTATCCCTTCATTGTAAACATCGATCCCCCAATAAAGCCAATTCCCATTGAGACCCATCCACAAAGTACCATTGGAACGATCTCCACAGAATTGCAAGACATCCCCATCACTCAGCGATTCTAATGCGGAGATTCCATCCGTGGACAACAAACGATTGCCGGATTCATTAGCCGCAAAGACCAGAGGTGACGAATAATCATAACCTTCAAGACTCACCACACCACTGGAAATACTGCTTGCAATCCAAGAAGTGACCCCAGTCCAGACCGCACTCAAGGTCGCTGCGCCAGTCGTGAATCCATACATTCCAAATTGACCCACAATGCCCGTCGAATCCAACTGCATTTCCAGATACCAACGATCCGGTACGATGGGATGGTTGCTTCGCGCCTTGATTTTATTTCCTTCAATCGTTTTGTTGGTGTTGGAGAATAAATAATCTTCCGGGTCAAAACCAGAATAATAAGCATCCTCATCATCCCAAGTCATCATTGGCAATCCTTCGCCGCCACCCGAAATTGTAACCACCTTTACCGGAATCGAGAACATGGTTATTCCTCGAAGATAATCTCAGCCGCTAAATCTGATGAGTCACCGACCGAAGTGACGGCAATCCCTAAATAGCCACCCCCCGCCAAGATCAACTCCTGACCCAACGGAAAGATCTTCTCATACGAAGATTGCAGTCGCTTGTACTGCAAGGTCGTGCCGGAAGCCGGTTCGGCACTAAAATTGGTGTACGCCGTGGTTTGGATCGTCTCCGCTGCGCCCACAGTCCACTTGGCAGGAGTCAGTGTTGTTCCAGGAGTACCGGCATCTGTTTGCGTTAAGACCTTCACGATCAAGTCCTTCACCACAATTCCGCCCATGGTGATCGAATAACCTTTTACCTTTACGCGATGATTCGATGCAGCCTTGATTTGCAACACCGTTTCTTGCGTATCCGCAGCAAGGGCTTGTGTTTCTGAATTCACAAAACATTCTAAACCTGCCATCAAAGTTCTCCTTAGAGCGTAAAGACGCCGTTGTTCATCCGAATGAGGAAGTCGATTTCATCAAGTACAATATCGGTTCCACCACTGGCATCATTCCACAAGTAATGGCCGACCAATGCATCGGTCAAACTATCAACTGTTCCGGTTCGCACGATCACCCCTTGACGAAAAGTGTGCGTGAGATTGGTGAAGATCATATCGCTAGCGAAGAGCTTGGTATTGTCACTGGAGCAGACCAAGGTTTGTCCCCCCGTCGTGTAATTCCCGGTCGCAGCAATCTCCGCCGACGAGCAATCCGTCCAGACCGTATGAGCATCACTGAAGGTATAGGTCGCGTTCAATAAACGCAGTTTGAAAGTATCGCTATCCCAATTCCAACTCTTCTTGAAGCGTCGATTGGTGTGTGCATATTTCGTTAAGATGGTCGCCATAAAAAGTGTCCGTTTTAGATAACTGAAACTAGAAAAGGTTTCGTAAGTGTGTTTAGATGATCGGTAATTTCTGAATTAGAACTCAGAAAATATTTAACTGGGGTCGCTGATTGAACTTCCATCGCAAGTTGACCAGGAACCAACTCAGAATCAAGCTGATAACCTACTGCTGAGAAAATCCATTCGTTCTCGAATTGAGCAAAGCAACAACCCAACAGCGTTTTAAAGAAGTAGTCTTGAAAGTTAATCAGATTTGGAAAGATCGGGTAAATACCAGGGCCACTTATTTTTTGTCGAGTGTAAAGGTTTTCAAAAGGTACAGTAAAAGTTTGACCGTTCAACTTTAATTGATTCTTTGTGAGATAAACTGAATTTCTAACATCAACAAAGGTGGGTGTAGAATCATTGATTGTTTCTGTGGGGCCAATCACTTCATCCGTATTGACCGTTGGAACCAATGATATAACATAAATCACACCCAAATGAGTTCCAACCCAACTGTATGATCCATGAGATTCAAAATGTCTAACCCTAGAATACTCTCTATTATAACCAACACCTAGCGATACGCCATTTAACAAATAATCAACATTATTCGATGCTATATTATATACATCACCAAATACATTTGTTGTCTCTTCAACATAGTCAACAAGATTTCCAAGATACTCAAAAGGAGTGCTATTATACGTACTATTATCTGCTCCATTTCCAGAATGTTCTTGATACATAGATTCGCTTGTAGTAACAATAAGTTCATCTTCCAAGTAATCAACAAGAATCACTCGTCCATTAGCAGTTATTGTACTTGTATTGCTAAAGTTATAAGCATCTTGATAACTATTATTACTTACTACTTCTTCAGTAATTTCTACTTTAGAGACAGTAAATTGTCGATTATCATACCGAACAATATACCGAAAATTTGAATTGTATTCTATTACAAGAGTAATCCCTTTTGTTCCATCGGTACTGAAAAAGAACGATTGGAGTTTGGTTATTACCTTATCGTGTTGATAAGCGCAAACTTCTTGAAAATCATCGTGCGTGACTGTTTTTAAAAAAGGAAACTCTACCTCAAGAACTTTAATTGTTTTGGAGTTCAGCGTAACAATCAATAAATAATAAGTTTCACCTTGTTGCTGAATGGCGGCTCCGATCAGCGTTTCTTGCTTGTATAAAAGCTTTCCTTTAAAATAAATTTCTCCGCCGAACGGTTCTCTATATCGATTGTTTTCATAGGTTTTCCAACTCAACACTTGCCAAGGCTCAGTTCCTTGCCAAGTACAACAACCCGACAATAACCACAATGGAGCGCCCATAAACACTTGCGAGTAATAATCACCAGACCTTCCGACATCCAACATCGCTAAATCTTTATATTCTAAGGTATCCAAACGAATCATATTTGCATAATGAGGAGGAGAACCAATCCAAGCATCGACCACTGATCGTGAAATTTGTTGTGCTGCTTCTTCTGTTGAAGCATCTGCTTGAGCATTAAAAGAATTAATTTGTAGATTCTCGCCATACCACCAGAAATTAAAGAAGCAAGGGAATTGTCGCGTCTTATTAATTCGTTCTTCTCCAGTTCGATAATCTTCTGGATACAAACCACTGTCATGATTGAGTTCTCCAGCACGTTGGCAAAAGTCAGCAATCCATTGAGCCGGTGAATACTCGCCTCGTAAGGGCGCTAGAAACGGTGCGTTATTTCTTAACTCGTTCGTGTATTCGAGAATGTAATGTTGAATCATTCGATCTAAACGATTCTCAACACGCTCACCTTCTTCGGGTAAATAAATAAGATGTTCGGGTTCATGAAGAAACCAATCCGTCTTTATTTCTTCTGGATAGGCGGATTCATGCAAAGCTAAATCTTTTGGAAGTTTATGCTTCAAATTACCAGTGATCTTTTTACCCGAAAACTTACCTTCTTTTTCTTTCGGATCTTGATTCTTCTCGTTCGCCGCCACACCAAACGCAGGCGGCACCGGACGCTCATACGGAGGCCAGGTCTTAATGAGATGATCGGAGGTCGAAATACGATCCTTTTCTTCAAATCTCGAATCCGCTTTCAGTTCGTCAGCCATTCCCTCTCGATCAGGATAATTGTTGTTCTCGAATCGATTAATCAGACGATCAGAACGAGGAGTAAACGGATCTTCACCATCGTTCTGAAACACCCAAAAGCCTTCCGGTCTCCAAGTGAACGCCACTAACGAACCCAAACTGAACCGCAGTCCTGAAATCCGTGGATTGCCGTGACCACTCATGCTTCCGTCACTCCCGGATACGTATTTTCTAAATCTTCAAGAACTTCTGCTTTATTTACACTCAGAAACACATCACGCCAAGTGTAATTATTCAAATCGTATTGAAAATCTTTGGCACTACTGGCTTTTGCACCGCCCGGAGGATCATTAAACTTCACTTCAAACTTGGGATGATAACTGCCCATAATGCCCCAATAAGGAGCATAAATCGTATCTGATCCGTTTTGTGTTAAATAACGTAACGTACCTGTCGTATTCACTTCAATAATTTCATGGATACGCACATCAACAAACGAATTGTCTTCATCAATTTCTGCCGAAAATCCGGGAAACTGTCCGGGTGCGCTATAATCTTCACGTTGATCTCCAGTTTTTTCTTTATTGTTTGTATAAGTCTGTTCCCAATTTGGTGGAAACTCCCACACCCCTTTCGCGTCCAACACAATTTTGGAAGTGACTCGTGCATACTCGACCCAATCTGGGGACGAACTGAGATCCAATTCCATATCCAGCGTTTCCACCGTGTAATCATTATAACCGAAGATCGTTCCCATGTGAAAGGCAAAACCTCCGGTAAATCCAATACGCTGTACACTAGGAGTGTAATACAAGACTTTATAAGGCGCTTGATAACGTACCGAACAGCCCCCATAAACCGCAAATTCTTTACCTTGAGCCGTCGCAATAATGGCATTTTGTTCCTGGTCATAAGTTAAATTAACAGATGCCGGAACAATCACGGTTTTACCATAAATGTTTTTGGTTTTCTGCATCATGACGTATTGCGTAATAGAGACATTCGATGCGCCGGGTTTACTTAATTCTACTTTGGAACTGTTGGAAAACTTTAAACCTTCTCGCACCTCTTCGCTACGAACCTCTCCACCTTCCACATTTCCAACACTGGCTGTAAAAGTGACGCCAGAAGAAGGAAAACATCTTGCCCACAAACGACCTTTATAATCAAAGCGTTTGGTCATTTGCTGCAAGATGATCTTGTTTGCGCCCGCGTTATCGCCTAAACCGTCATTCTCGGTAAAGGCGACATTGAGCGTAGCAACCAACCTCTCACTCATTTTAAGACTCCACGAGGAATATCAAACCTCGCGATTGTGTACTGATTGCTGCTGCGCCTGCCGGGACCACCCGTTTCTCCAAAATGGGTAAAGACGGCGGAACGGTGGTGATTGCCAAGGTATCACCCAAAACCCAAGTCCCGCCCCAACACGCCGGAGGTATGGAAAAGTAACTCGCGCCGACACTCATATTGGTGGGTGCATACGTACTACTGATCGTCCCCCCCGCCAAAGTAATCCCTTCATCACTGGCGACGGTAAAGGCTGTGGCACTGGTGAAGGTGAAGGTTAACACTTGATAAATCGAACCGAGGTTGCCCACTACCATTGATGCTTCGGCAAAAGTACCTGCTGAACTGGTGACAACCTTATTGATCGTGGTGCCGGTCAAATTTGTAGTTTCAATGAGCGAACTAACGTAAGTATCAGTATCCGAATAATCATTAGCGAGCGTCCCGTCAATGGTGATTGTTACCACATCACCCAGGATACTGGGCGTTCCGTTGATGGTATGGACTTCTGCGGTTCCGGTTCCCAATGCCGTCTCACTGGAAATGCGAATCAACTCGTTATCCCGAAACAAAATGACTGCACCATCTTCAACTAAAACATCTAAAGTATTGGCTCCAGTCACTACCGAGGTATCAAGCGAACCGCAACCATACAGATCAGGAGTGCCAAAACTAGACTGAATATTAGTTTGCGTACCTTCAGCAAGATACAATTCATCACTGCCCGGTGTCGGTCGCCATAGGCCGACGCGCAGACTGGAAGCGATTTCATTTGCCGCATTGTCCACCCGGACAAAGCCCTTACGCCATTGAATAGCACCCGAAGTTAGTTGCGCCTCGGTTACATTCGGCCACCAGGTATTTGAAGTTCCAGAAGTGATTAAGGTGGTAGAAATGCGTCCGCCGTTTGAAGCTGTATCATTGACGACTTTAGATTGGTAATAATTGAGTTCACTGCCTGTAATTGCCATAGTATCATTCTCTAAACTTGAATTAAATGAATAGATCCGACATAATAATTATGTGCAGAATCTAATGGATTTAAATCTAACGGATAATTATCTCGTTTGAATCGTACATTTCGATTTTCAGTTACACTGTTATCATTTACTAAGGTCAACACATGTGTGGTGTTGATTAAAGAAGCTAGTGTTTTCAATTCTAGTAACGTTGCTTTAGTAACCCAACCACGATCTTCTTGTGCAATCAATGTCAAAGGTTTTCCTGATCGTGTATTTTCCAACATCACCGTATTACCTGCTAATGCATAACGTATAGATTGTCCAACAGGAAGCCATTTATGTTCTTCATCAATATAAAGACCTTGTTCCACAATATCATCAAATGTTACTGAACCTAAAGATACGATTTGCATAAGATCACTTTTTAGTAATACCACGTTCTAAATATTGTAAAGCAGACACCAGTTTTTTAGCCTCATCTCGTGGTGTCTTAATACTAAATGTTTTATCTTTGATTGTCAAGTTAATATCAATGGGCGGTCCACCCGCAGATTGTACTTGTTGTGGAAGATTATAATTCGGCTGCACATAATTCGACATTTTGTTTAAGGTATTAATGGGTGAATTGTATATCATTCCACCCGCTGATTTAAATTGTAATAACCCACTATTCAAGGCGTTCAAAAATCCTATACCTAAGGATTTGACTCGTTCCTTTTTAATCACAAACTCACCCGGAGTCAACATCGCAGGAACCGTATCCGTATTTCCAATACCGGGTACAAAGGCCGCAGCCATTTCTTTAAATCTAGCTAAACCACCATCTGCGAAATACTGTAAATCGTTAATCAAACCCCCTTGATTTCTGTTTTGACTAGGGGGTGACCCTGATGTCCGATAAACAGTGTTAATAACAATAGTTCGTGAACTGGGTAATTGATTAATCATATTTAAAACTTGACCAATTCCAGATACTGCTTGATCTACTAATGCAGTAACGGTAGCCACAATTGAAGGTTGTGGAATTTCGCTAATATTCCATTCAGGTTGTAACGTCGCAGTAACCGTAGGTGGCGTTATTTTAGATTCCCAACCCGCTTCTGGAGATAATGTCACTGTTTTGTTAGGTTCAGGTATCTTTTCATCCCAACCTGCTTCTGGTGACAGTATAACCGTTGTTTCAGGTTGAGTAATTTCAGCAGCCCAATTTTCTTCTGGTTTTAATGAAATCGTTGTTTCAGGTGCTTCAATTTTTTGTAGCTTAGGATCTACATCCACTTCGATATTAGCAGGTTTTTGAATGGGTTGTAGTTTAGGATCTACATCTACCCAAATATTAGAAGGTTTTCTAATTTCTTGTAAAATTGGATTAACATGTACATCAACAGGTGTTAATTCAGGTAACTCACTGACTAATTTTGGAGTAACATCTACAAACATCAAAGGTAAAGCTGGCACCGGCTGTAGTGCCGGATTCACGATCATGTTTTGTGGCGGTACTTGTGGTACTGGAGGTATCTGTAAATTAACAGCCAATGTTGCAGAAGGTAATGGTGGCAGTGTGGGAACTGTAGGTGGTTGTAATACTTCTACTTTACCTTCTAAAGGTGGTAATGAAGGTACCGTTGGAGTTTCTTTAACAACGGCTGTAGTTTCTAAAGGTTGATTGGGTTCAGGTATTTTTGGAGATTCTTTAATTTCAGCTTGGACTTCTAAAACTTCAGGTGCAGCTCTTTCTAGAGGCTGTACTTCTGGAATTACTTTTAATGTATAATCTTTTAATTCTATATCCACAGCTTCACGAAGTGCTTTCACCATGTCAGGTGTCACACCTTCAACTTGACTCATTTTGTCAATCAAACCTTGAATACTAGATTTAAATACATTCAAACTATCTTCATTAAAATTACCTTTAGCAAAAGCTTCTTTTAATCGATTTCGTGTATCAGTTAATTTGTTATTCAATTCATCAAATGCATCTGTTGATTTTTCCAATCCTGGAACTGTAGCTGTTTCAGATAAACCACTACGAACTTCTTTTAATGTGTCATCCAAAGACTTTGCTTTATTTTTAGTATTATCTAACTCAGTTCCAATTCCAGTAATATCTGAAATAACAACATCTTTACCCACTGTTGTCATTTTAACATTCAATGATTGTTTATCAGCTTCAGTTAAAACTGTAGTTAATTCTTTAGTTCCATTAATAAGAGTTTTGAGTTTTTCATAACCTTGAGTTTTAATATTAATGTCGTTAGATTGAATATCCAATCTTGCTTGTAATAATTCATTCAAAACCTTACTATATTTTTGTGCTTGTTCTGTAGCTCCCACCAATTTCGCTTGATCACGAAGATTTTGTATCGTACTTAAAGCCTTTTGATATGTATTATTAAAACCGCTAGCATCACCTTCAATTTTAATCGGTTGTAGTTGAGATCTAAATTGATCATAATCTACAAACAAAGCTCTTAACTTCGCTTTAAATTCTTCATCTCGTGCTGAAATGGGAACTTCCATTAATGCTTTAGCGCGTTGTGCGAAAGCTTCTAACTCTTGTTTACTTTTTTCAACATCTACAGTGGTATAACCTTTGAATTCAACAGCACTTAAACCTTTTAATTTGGTAACTTCATTTTCAACATCTTTTAACTTAGTGACTGCTAAAATGACTTCATCCGTTGTCATTTGTATAACAGTATCTTTTTTGGCAGTTGCTTGTAAATCCTCTACAGCTTGTTTTGCTGGAGGTATACTTGACGTATTAGTTTTAATCGCAACCGTAAATGACGGAATATTCGCTAGTTCACCAAATTTTTGACGAGCAACGTCACTTAAACCCGCTGTATTCTTAAATTGAGTTCCTAATTCTTTAATCTTAGTAATGGCTTCGGTAATGGCTGCGGGATCACCCGATTCAAAAGCAGCTTTAAGTCCCGCTTGAGCATTCTTTAATTGATTAAATAAAGCAGAAATCTGTTGTTGTTCGGCTGGATTAACTAACTGTAATCCATCTTTACTGATTTCATCAATCTTATTCTGAATATCATTTAAAACATTAAATTGTTCATTAGGTGTTGCTTTAGCCCATGCTTCAGCAGCATCCTTTGATGATTTTACTATTGATTCTTGAGCTTTTGCTGTATCTTGAACAGCCGTACTTTGAGCTTGTTGGTTAGCAGTCAATGCTTTAGATTGTTGAACTTGTGCTTCTACATTGATTTGTTGCTGTTTTGCAGCTTCTTCTTGTTGTTTTTTATATGCAAGTGCCGCAGCTTCCAATTTAACATTCGCTGTTTTTAAATTATTAATCTTCTCTTCAGTTGTTTGTGAACTCTTTAAAATAGTATCAATTTCTTTTAACAAATCTTTTAAAGGACCAATTTCTTTGATTTGTTCCGCATTACCTCCTGTTTCAATATTATTAACAACATCAGTTAAAAGTTTAACTTGATCTTTAACCTGTTTTTCAACAGTTTTAATATCTATATCTTTAACTTCTACATTTAAAGTATTAGTTTTAATAATTTCCCGAATTGCTAAGATACTGGATAATAAAACACCAGCAGTATCTGTTGCTGTTTTTTGTGCAATTTCTTGAATTTCTTTATCATTATCTCGCTTATATTTTTCCAACTTTGCTAAATTACTAGCAGCGAGTTGACCAAACACGTTTAATTTTTCTGGATCAATAAGATCTTTATCACTAATTACAAAACTTGCCATTAAATCTTTAATTTGATTTTTAGCTTCATCTGGAATTTGTACATCTCTAAGAGCTTCTTTCAAACCCAAACCAGAAATTCTTAAATCTTCTAAAAGTTTTTTAACTTCTGCTTGTTTAGTCTCATCTAATGGACCTTTAGTATTTGTAAGAATTTTATTCAATTCGGTAGCACTGGTAATTGCTGTGTCAAAAGTATTACTCAAACCACTTAAACCACCTAATTCTTTTTGTTTAGTTCTAAGTTCTGCAACAGTTGCTAAAATCTTTTCTAATTCTTCAGCAGCTTGTTTTGATTTTTGTAATTCTGCAAACTGTTTTTCAAGATCTGCAAGTTTAACTCTTGCTAATTGATTATTTTGTTTATCTTTATTAATAGCATCCATTGAATCTAAATAGAATTTAGCATAATCCAAAACTTCTTCATAAGAATCGGGATCAATGCCAATTTTAACCAGTTGTTTTTCTTTCGTTATATTTATAATTTCTCTTAATATAATAACTTGCTTTTCATAAAGTTTGACTAAAGCTTGTTCTTCCTTTTTAACTTTTTCACGATCTTGTAATAAAGTCTTTCCAATATCTTGACGTTGAGCAATTGCACCACTGTATGCTTGTTCACCTAAATTTTCAGCTTGTTGAGTATTCTTTTGAATAACTTCAACTTCGGCTTGGAATTTTTTAGTAGATAGTTCAAACAGTTTATTTAATAAGTCTTGTAATGCCGCTTTAGCAGTATCAGCACTTTGTTTAAGAGCTAAAATTTGTCCATTCACGGAATTCAGTTGTGCTTCAACTTCCTTAACAGCACTCTGATTTTGTGCTTTTAATGCATCGGTGACTTTCTTATATGCTGTAACCGCTTCAGTCTGATCTTGTTTTAGGAAGAACTTACCAATAGTATCTTCTGGCTTTAAGCTACTGACTGCTGCATCAATGAGTTGTTGACGCTGTTCCAATAACGCTTTAGCACGATCATAATCACCTTGAGCTAATGCAGCATCTGCATCAGCTTGTAAATTTAAACTCTTTAAACGAGTTTCATACGTTTTCTGTGAATCTGATTTTCCTAAATCATCAATGGTTTGAAAATTCTTAGTGGCATTCGCTTGAAACGAAATATATTGCTCGTCCAAAGTTCTATTTTTATTGAGTAAATTAGCTCTGATTTGGAACAATTCATTATATGTAGATTGTGTAGCACTAAGTTCTTCTTGTAAGAATGAAATTAATGAACTCTTTTTCGATTCAATATTGGATTTATATGCATCTAAATCTTGTTTAGACCAATTTTGCATATCTCCCAGTTGTTTATCATATAATGCTTCAATTGTAGTAATCTGATTTTCAACAATTGTTTGCTTATCTTTAACTGCTTTTTGTTCAGCTTCTAAAGTCGCATTGATTCGTTTTAATTGTAAATCTAAAACTTCTTCATTTAAATTCTTTTCATAACTTAACACTTCCGCACTGTATTTACCCAATCCCACTGTATCAAAAGCATTAAAATCTGTTTTAAAACTAATGGGTAACTCAACAACTTTATCACCGCGTGACAAATCTTCAATCTGTGTATCAATAAGCGATTTAAAACCGATTAATGCTTCTTTTCCTTTTTGTATATCAGTAGTTAAACCTTCCAATGGTTTGATTTCAGTTTTCGCTTGTAAACTCAAAGCAAGCATTTCACCCTTCACATTACGAAGTGTGACAATTCCCTTTTCGCCCGTTTCACTGATATTGCTGAGTAATGGAACAGCCGATGCAGATTCACCTGGAATACCAAATTCATTGAGAGCGTTTTGTGCTTGAGTAACTTGACTTAAACGAGCATCTAAATAATTTACACCTTTAACTAAATCCGTCACGGGACGAACGTTAAAAGCACCTTCCATCATATCGCCAAAAGTTTCTAATTCTTTTTGCGCTTTTTTAAATCGTAAATTATCGTCAAAAGATTTACCAAAAGATTTTAAAATACCAACACTAGCATATTGTAGTGTTGAAATACCTTCTCCAAGTCCTTGGAAACCTTCTTCATCTTTTTTCTTTAATTTATCAACTTCTTCACCATAAACTCTAACTACTGTTTGTAGTGCTTTTTTAACATCTACTGCACCACTTTCCAATTGCGGAACAAAAGAACTACTTAATGGCTTAAATTTAGTAAAGGTTGAAGAAAATGCATCACCTAAACCTTTAGCACCCGTAGTGATTCGAATGTTCGCTTTATTGAATTCTTTTTCAAAGTCAATTCGATCTAAATCAAATTCTAAATTTTCAGCTAGATTAGCAACCTTTAATGTAAATTCGGGCTGTGCTCCCGCACTCGTTGCTATTTGATCTACCAGTTTTTGATATTCATTTAACCGTGCAATTGCGTCATCAAATTTTTCTTCTTTTAAAAGTTGTTGTATTTGTGCATCAAGAGTACTTAAATCAAATTTAGCTTTTTGTAATTGCTCTGTGGGCAGTAATTGGGCATTGCCGAAATTGACTTTCGTTTGTTCAATCGCTGCTTGGAATTGTTTCTTTTGTTTTTCAAGATCAATAATGGCTTTAGCATTGTCTTGATATAGTTTTAACAAATCTTTTAAATGATCTTGAACGACTTCCAATCGTGAATCTAAATTCTCTTTTGTTGCACTAGCTTGCTCTTGTTGTGCTTTTAAATAGTCCGCACTATCAATACTATAATGATTTTTAAGAGTTTGATAATATTGAGTCGTCGCTGCTTGTTTATCATTCAATTCAATCAGTTTAATTTCTTTAATTCGCTCACTGTTTGCACTTTGTATTTTAACAAATTCTGCGGTATTTTTCTTTTCATAATCTAGTAATAGACCTGACAAACCACTGAGTGCTTTAAATCCAGATGTATCCGCAGTTTCAGTAATGAGTTTAGCTTTAAAAGGTAGATCAATAACTCGATTAGCATCTTCTAATTTACGCAATTGTTCTTCAAAATTTCTATCTAAATTCTCTGTTTTAATTTTCGCTTCAAATTCAATTTCTTGATTTTTTACATCAAGTGTATCTTTTGCCGCAGCAGCAATGGCCGTTTGATATGCTTTAACTGCATCTACAACTACTTTAGCTTCATCAAAGATTTTCTTTTGTTCGTCAATCTTTTTCTTTAATTCTTTATTAGTTTCTTCTAAATAAGTAGCAACATCTTTAGTTGCATTAACCAAACCAATCACAGGTGTTTTAAGATTTGAACCTACAATCTGTTTAGCGGATAACCCTTTTTTCAAAGTTTCATAATAATTATCTAGAGCTCTTGTAAGTTCTTCAGCCGTTTGAGGAAGTAATTTTGCTTGACCTTTTTGAGTTTCTACAAAAAATTTCAATAAATCATTTCGATTAACCGCTGTTGCAATTTCTGTTTGGGAACGTCCTAAAACAGTTTCAGCTCTATCTACGAAAGCTTTAACAACATTATCAATTGTTGTTTGTTGATCTAAAGATAATTTACTAATTTCATTCGTTAATGTATTAATAGATTTTTGAATAACAGCTTTTTGACCTTCTAAATTAAGATAATCTGTGTTAGATGGTAATTGTAATGAATTAATATCTTTACGAGTTAATTTAGTATCTGAATTTAATTTTTCTGAAGCTTTTTTTAATTCTTCTAAAAGAGAAATTTTATTTCTTATTTCTTTTTCAGTTTTTTCAAAAGATTTACTAAAAATTTCAAATTCAGCAATTGCAATACCAGTATCAAATCCTAAAATTTGAACATTTCCAGCTTCAGAAAATTTTTCTTTTAAAATATTAGTCAATTCTAACTGTTTGTTATATTGTTGTTGAGCGTTACTTAAAGAATTAATAACTGAAGTAACTCGATTTCCAGTATCTGCAATACCCGTTAAACCATTTTCTAAAACATTAATCACTTCATTACTTTCTACAACCTTAACTTTAAATTTATCAAAATTACCATCTTTATCAAAACTGACATCCAATACCAGTTTATCTTTCAAAAAGCCAGATTCAGTAATTTGAGTGATGAGTTGTTTTAACTGATTTTGTAAATCTTTCTTATTTTGATCAATATCTAATTGTAATTGCGTTTTTGCAGTTGTTTGATTTTCGGGCGCTACTAAATCACGTTTTGGATTATCTTTACTATTAAGGTCAGCTAATGCTTGTTGATTCCGTTTTAATGCAGTAGACGTATTAATCAACTCTTTATTTAAATTAACAGCACTTTTACGGCTATATTCAATGAGTTGATTCTGTTTTTCTAACTCAATATTAGTCTGTGATACAGACTTACTATGAAGTAAAGTAAAAGTAACTAAAGCGGCAACAGCACCAATAGCTAAACCCCACCATCCCAGTAAACCTCGTAACAAACCGCCCACAATGGATAATGCGTTTTTAATACCGGCCCAAAGACCTACTTGTGCCGTAGCGTGATGAAGAGCTCCAGCAGTAGCCGTTTCATAAGCTACTGCTTGTTCATAAAGAGCTTTTGTATTAATCGCTGTAACAGCGGTATGAATTTGTGTAGCTGAGGCATCAGCAGCAGTAACTCCAACTTTTGCTAATTCTGCTACCATTGCTCTTTCAAAAGCAAGCCCAGTTCTTGTAACGACTGCCGCATTAAATGCCATTGCAGCACTTAAAGATCCGATAGCTGCGGAACCAGCCCACGTAGTTATTAATAAAGTCTTTAAAAATCCCCAAAATTGTTTAACGGGGACAATGATAAATGCAAAAGTGACTGCTAAACCACCTAAAGTACTGGCAAATAATGCAAGACCAGCTAATACATGATCTACTGCGGTTGCTAATGCAGGAAATTCTTGACGAATTGCAACAAAGCGACTGACAAAATCAGCCACAACATTAGCGGCTCCCGCTAATGTTGGCTCTAAATTATGACCAATACTATCTGACAACGCTTCAAATGCCGACCGCATCAACAGCAATCGACCTTTTAATGTCTGCTCCATGATCTCAGCCATGTGAGCCGTAGTACCTTCCGCATTTCGTAAATCATCTTCCAATGTTCGTAATGCATCACTTCCTTGTGCCAACAAAGCTGCCATACCCGGCCCGGCCCGTTGACCAAAAAATCTTAAAACTTCACCTGTAGTAATACCCGCTTGTTCTAACTGTTTAACAATTTTTCCATAACCAACAAAATTACCTGAAGCATCTTGAATCTGTAATCCCAAACCACCAATCCTTTCACCTAACTCTGCGATCAATTTAGTTTCATCACGAGTCGGATTGTACAGCGCCATCAACATGCCACGTAATGCGGTGCCAGATAACGTCCCTTTCAAACCTGCGTTATGCAATAAACCAATCGCTGCGGTTAAATCACCAAAATCAGCACCAATATTTGCTGCAAGAGCACCAACATATTTAAATGAATATCCTAAATCTTCAACAGTACCCAGTGTTCGATTCGCTGCTAAAGTAATCTTATCTGCTGCTACATTAAATTGATCCGGGTCCATCCGAAACTCTTTCATAACGACTGTAGCCACAGTCGCAGCCGTTGCTAGATCTGTTGCTGCGGCTTGAGCTAAACGCATCACTGTAGGTAATGAAGCAATTTGTTCTTCTGCCGTATAGCCCGCTTTAGCCAGTTGTTTAAGCCCCTCAGCGGCCTGTTCCGCCGTGAAGCGTGTGGTAGCCCCCATCAGTAGCGCTTGATCCGTTAACGCTTTAAATTGGGCTTGTGTGGCGTTTGAAACGGCATTCACAACGCCCATGGTATCGGAAAATTGTTCAAACCCCTCTTTGGCTTTTTTGAACGGTTCTAAAAGAGCATCACCCAACATCTGAAAACCCATTGCCGCTTGGGTCAATCCCGAACGGAACTTCACAAACGCCTCTTCTAGTTGTTGAAAAGCTCTTTCATATTCTCGTGCTGCGGCTAAACCACCACCTCCTATTTGTGCATTTAAAGCTTCTTTTATTTTCTTTTCAAGATCAGTAGCAGCTACACCTGTTACACGAAACTGATCATTGAGTTCTTTTACTTTCGCAGTAACAACACTGGTATCAAAATCTAATTTCGGAGCAATGTTTTTAGCAATATTCTTAAATAACGCTTCAAGACCTTTATAAATAAAAGCCCCTTCATGAGCAAGTTCTTGTAATGTGGTCGATGCGCCATGAAGATTGCCACGGAGTGCGGAAAAATGTGAAGCATTTTTCTCAAATTCAGAGAGTTTTTGTGATGCCGCTGTTAAGCGTTCAACTTCTTCTCGTGCTGCTTTAATCTGTAATTCTGTATCTTTATATTTTGTAGTACCGGGTGTGATTAAAGTTAAATTTGTTTGTAATCCGTGTGCTACAGTTTTAGCAATCTCTAACAAACCCAATAATTCATTACGAATGGGTGCAAAACCTTCCTTAGGTAATGTGAAGAATGGACCCGTCTTATATGGTTGATTTAACAGCATCATTAATTCTTTGACACTGCCATAAATCTCATTAATCGAACTACCCGGATTTAGCGTATTAATTCGATCTTGTAACTGGGTAAATTTAGTAATCAAATTACTAATACGAAGTTCTGCTTGTCCAGTAGCCGTACCTAAACGATCTTTTAAATCATTTGACGCTTGCTCAATGGGCTGTTGAATTCCTTTAGCAGCCGCTTGCATTTTTTCAAAAAGAGAAATTAATGCAGCAATAGAAGCTTGACCCCCTTCAAACTGGAAATTCACTTTTCCAGCGTTCTTCATTGTGTCTAATAAAACTAACCAAGAATCTAAACGACTTCTCGCTTCATTAATACTTTCACCTTGTCTTTTAAAATTATTAATAAAAGTTTCAGTTAATGGAATTGAAGCATCTTTTAAAGATAGTAATTTTAGTTGCATTTCTCCAATAGTAGTTTGAAATTGCGCACCATAATCAATAATGCCTTGTCTGCCACCACTAGCAAATAAATCACTTAAGGTCGTTTTTAATTGTTGAAAAGCTTCAATTTTAGGTTTAGAACGCAATTGATCATACACCGCACCCATTTCTTGCAGTGATTTAATATTTGCATCTAATTCTGCACGTTGTATTCTTAGTTGCGCTGCAACTTCTGGATTAACTGTACTGGGACGACCTACTGCTAAACTTCTATCTGCATCATCACGCGCTTTACGAGTCGCTGTTTCCAAACGTTGAATTTCTTCATAAGCTAATCGTGCACTATAAGATGTTGAATCAAAGAATGATGCATTTTTAAAACTATCACCTACTGTTTTAAATTGTTTTAATAATGTTTCAGCAGTAGCTAATCTATTTAAATCTTGTTCTAGTCCTCCAGTAAGACTTCCACCTTTAAATTGAGCATCTAAAGCTTTTTTAGCTTGGATAAGTTGATCTATTTTATCTTTAAGATGAATAAATCCAGTAGCATCTTGTCCAGCAGCTTGTAAAGCAATAATATGTTTTTGAAGATTTGAACTAACTCCTGACAATCTACCAATTTCAACAGTAAGTGTTTCAATTCCTTTTCCAGTGGTTGCAAAACCTTCTGCAACTTTTGCTGCGCCTTCCTTAGTTTTATCACCAGATATTAAGAAATCATTTAAAGCAATCTTATTAGCAACTAAAGCCGTATTTAATTGATTTAAACTATTAATAGAATTAACAACAGCAGTACGATCCATGTATGTTTGGATACCAACATCTGTTCTACTACCACCTGCTTTAACAAACGCATTGTATATCGATGTTTTATTGATGAGTTCATCAAGTTGCGTTAGTAATTGGGTGTAAGGTCTTTTTGCCGCTGGATCAGTTAAACCATTACGAATTTCTTGAATTTTATCTCTTAAAGTATTAAAAGGAGCAACATCAATGAGTGTTTTATTTCCTGCAAAAGCCTCTTTTAAAAGCGTACCTATGTTACTGATATCTTGACTTAATGTAGGAAATTTTGCTTTTAACGCATCAATTTGTGATGCTAAAGCAGTAACATTTGTTGATTTACCAAAATCTTTTAATGATGCTTGAGCCGTAGCTAAAACAACATTTAAACCAATAATTTCATTACTTAAACCTTTACCGATACTCTCTTTACCAATCGCAGTAGCTTCATTTTTTAACTCTTTAAATCGAAAACTCAATTCGTTGTATTTTGTTAAATCAAAGGAACCTTTACCGAGTTTAGTAATTTCAGCATCAAGTTCAACAGCTTTCTGTCTAACCTTTCCAAATCTTTCTTCTAATTGTTTAACAGTAGATGTTGTACCAAAAGTGCTTAAAACTTGATCTGTGGCTCTAATAGCATTTTGAATATCTGTTAATTGATTTTGTACCGCTTTTTGTTGTGTAGGTTGAGCCGCTAATTTTGGAATAGCTGCTTCAAAACCTTTTGCAATAAATTCTAAACCTTTTAATAATTCTTGATAAGGTTTTAAATATGTATCAGCTAATTCTTTACTTGCTGTTGATGATGCTAATTTCGTAGTAAAGGCTGTTTGAATATCAGCTCTTATTTTACCAATAGCTTCTAAAGCTTTTCCAAGATCTGCGGCGTTTAATGCAATTGTTAATTCATTTATTCCATCTTTAATCGATGTCGCTAATGTACTACCTACCATTGTCTTCGACAATGCAGTTTGTAAATCTTGACTAACAACATTTAGTTTACTTGCCGCTTGAACTTGAAGTTTAGATAATGCAGTTTGAATTTCCTCATTACCTTTATTAACTCCATCAACAATGCCTTGAAACAATAAAGAAGTTTTACTACCTCCAGTACCTAAATTACTAACAGAAACTTTTAGATCATTAATTTGTTTTTTAGTACTATTAATTGCAGCTTCTAAAAGAGTAAGTTCACTACTTGCTGCTGAAAAACCTAAAGTCGTTTGTTGACTTTGTAAATCTTTTTTAGTATTTTCTAGCTGTTTTAATCGAGCTTCTGCATTTTCCAATTGTTTAGCATAATTTTTATATGCTGTTTCTAACTGAGCAACCGCAGGGGCAGTATCTTTACCTTGAACTTGTGCTACTTGAAGTGCTTCGAAAGCCGCTTTAACTTCAATTTGAGCACTTTTAACTCTGGTTAAATTTTCAACATAATTCTCCTGACGCTGTTTTAAAACATCAAGAGTTACAGTATATAATTGTACCGCTTGTGCTAAACCATACAGTTCAGCAATTTGTTTTCCAAATTCAGTACCACCTTGACTTGTTTTTTGTAAAAATTCATGAGCGAAAGCTAGTTGTCTGAATTGTTCTTTAGCTTCTGCAGATGTTCCTGTTAATTTAAAAAGTTGTTCACCGAGTATTTCAAGAGCTTTAGCTGAACTTTGACTTTGTGTTGGAAGATTTGTTAAATCAATTAAAGTTACAGCATCTTTACCCGTACCTCTCGAAGCAAATAAAGTGTTGATGGCTCTTTGAAAGTCTTCCATCGCTTGGATAGAATTTTTACTGATACCACCAAACTGTCCAAATTGAGCAAATACACCTTGTAACGCAATTTTCGCTTCATCCGATGCTACACCAATTTGCGCAAACGCTTTAGCATGATTCAGAGCATTGGAAATAGTACTAGCAGTGGTACTTTCGTCTAAAGTTCGATTAAATTTAGCAACACTTTCTTCAGCTTTTTTTACATCAGCCGTTTTCTTTTCCCAACTTCTTGTCCAAGATTCTTGTTCTTTTGCTAAAGCAGTTTGTTGAGCTTCTAATGTCGTTTTAAGAGTGTTATACTCATTAATCGTTTTTTGTATTTCACCTTGTTGACCAGCAAATGCAGGTAATTTTTGCGTTGTTTCTAAATCAGAAATTTTACCTTTTAATTCACTAATTTGTTTAGCAGTGAGTTCTGCTAAACTTTTAAATTTAGCAAGAGCATCTTCTTTTTCTTTAAGGGCTTTAGTACCCGCATCGTCAGTCGATGAAAATGTAAACTGTTTTTCTTGAGGTGCATTTCTTGTAATACTGTCTTTTAAACTATCTACTCGTGTTTTAAAATTTTTGAGTGCATCTTCTTGAGTTTTTAATACTAAATCAAGTCTAAACTCTTTTTCTACTTTTTCATATGCTTCTAATAATGCAAACAAAGATTTTGCAACAGGATTATCGGCTGCAACACCTCCAGCTAACGAAGCTTTTAAAGCATTAATACCTTTTTCAAAATCCTGAAATTGTTTTAAAGATTGTGTTGATCCGGTTTCAAAAACTTTTAGGGAATCAAGAGCTGCTTTGAATTCTGTTTCAAAAGCAGATCCTAAACCTTGAAGCATTCCTACATTAAAAAGCTTACTTAAATCTTCTTGAAGCTTTGTAACACGTTCCCTGATATTGTCAGTACCCGTTATTTTTTTAAACTCAACAGCTTCATTAACTCTTTTTTGTAAATTTTCTACTTGTGTAGCAATAGCATTGGCAACACTGTTAAATTGGGTATTGATGGCTGCTTCATCAAACCCCATCTGTTTTAAAATATTTCCAAAATTAACCTTATCAACAGCAACATTATTAACTTTTGCGTCTTCAAAAATCTTATCAATAACACCTTTTAATAAACCTGTTTGTTCTGCACCTTGAGTACGAAATGCTTCGGGGAATTTACTAAATAAATCTTTTGGCGGCACAATTCCAAATTCCATGGAGATTGAAGCCACTTTAACTAAATTTTCAATTACCTTTGATAATTCTGTTGAACTAACTGTAACTCTTTCTTTAGCAGTATTTAAAGCGTCTGATCCATCCAATATACGTTTAGCAATGGCATTTAAAACAGATGCACGACCTTCTACACTTGAATCAGCATTTAATTTACCAACAATTTCTTTTAATTCAGCAGCAAAAGCAGTTGCATCTGAAAGAACTTTCGACGCTTTTCCTTTTGGAAATCCATCTTTTGGAATTAAATTATCTAAAAATGTACTTAAATTAATCTCACCAGACGCTAATTTTTGAAACTGTGCTTTTAAATTATCAGCAAGCATCGTTCCAAATTTATCTAAAGTACCTTTACTTTCAACATTGGGTAAAAATACTTTTTGTACAGCTTCTTTAATATTATCAAATTGAGACAGATCTATCTTTTTACTAAGACCTTCCTTAAGAGCTGTAATCGCTTCATTCAGTTCTTTCGTTTTTGCTATCAGTGGTGCAATTTCTGCATCACCTTTACTACCAGAAAGAATATTAGACAAAACATCTTTAGGTACAGTTTCTAAAATGCCTTTTAAAGTATTAACTGTAGTTACAACTTTTGAAAGCGATGCAGAAAGCTGAACACCTTCCGTAGTAAGCGCAGCTAATGCGTTTTGATTACTTTTTAAAAAAGACTCTAATTGATTTTGACCATCAAAGGCAGTTTTAAAATTAAGAACTAAATTGATGATTTCTTGATTTGTAGCCATCGAACTACCTCATTTGTCGAACAAATGCCGACAATTTATTCCAGTTTTCAGCATATTCTTTATGCTTCTCTTCTGGTTTTTTACTCACAACTTGTTCTTCAAGGATTTTTTTCAATCCTTTTTGATCCGAATTAAAACCTAACCATGCCGCTAAAATATCATGTTTGTGTTTTGCTTCGTCCAACTTTGATGCTTCCTTTAAAAAGATTCCTACCTGGCTGAGGGTGTAGCCTTGGACATCCTTCCATGCATGTCCATGATCCACTAAGAACTGAATCAATGCGCCTATTGAACGGTGTTCGTCCCGCTCATGAACTTGGCTACTTTGCCCCCCAACCCCTTGAAGTTTTTTACTAAATTATCCTGGGATTGTAAATTAACATCGACACACACGTTAAATAATTCTACCGCAATGTCTAACGGTAAACGTTGTACATCATTGACATCCAAACCGGATAATTCAGATAGAATTTCAGGACAATCTGTTAACAACAATTCTACCAATAAAATAATTTTACTGGCATCTGATCCTAAAGATTCTAAATTCAATTCTAAAGCACTGACTTTATCCACAATCGTCGTCAAACGACGAGTAATACGTGCTAAAGAGGCTAAAGATAATGGGGTCAATTCTAAAACGGTGGAACCAATTTTGTAGTCTGTTGCTTGGAAAAGAATTTCCCAATCAGACTCAGCTAGTTTTTTTACTTTGTCAGCCACGAAACATCTCCAATTGTTTGAGTTGCAAAAGTAGCATAACAAACATTTTTATTCAATGCAACTGTTTTCATTGTATGCGTTTGGATGCCAACGACGAAGATTCATTTCCGTTGTCATCTCTGATTTGCGTTTTCTTTGTTCGTCTGAAAGATTTGGTTTACAACCTTTTTTAGCTAAGCTTTTCCGTTTACGAACTTCTGGATTACTGTTAGCTCTTGCTTGACCTTCTTTTAATTTTTGTTTCCATTCTTCAGTAAACACTCGACCTTTTAAAGCGTTGCTTAAATTCTCTCGTGATTCTTCAGTATGTTTCCAACCCGTGCAACCATCACCACCTTCAGTACCGTTAGTTAAATCGTAGCCGTATGCTTTACACTGTCGAATCCACATTGCTTCCTTTTCTTGCCACTCACAATCATAACAAACATCTACTTGTTCAATCAGTGGTTCCAGACCTTGTTTTAATAATGACTGTATCCAAAAACTACGATGATCTGCACCATTGTATTTTAAATGTTCACTGAGACGTTTCTCCAATGAACCCACCGTTTTACCCACATAACGAATTTCGCGTGTTTCTGGATCACGCAAAACATAAATTCTTACATTCTTTTCAAAATTCATATAAATGACACCCATAAAAAAGCCCATACGATGTATGGGCTTATACCTAATACTGTTTAACAGTATTTAACTTAGGTAGGATCTACGACTAGCATATCCATGTAAGGAGATGTCGGATGATAAGTGGCATCACGCAGAATGTCGCCTTGGAACGGCAAACGCGCCCAGTCATCACCGATCAGCGCCGTATCACCATTCGGCTTGATACGAACCTTCCAAATGATCATTTCGTTCGCACCACCCACCGGGTTGTCGGACACATAACGAATCTTGCCATCCTGACCTACCGCAGTCAATGCAGTGATCTTGTCATACGTCGTCGCAGCAACACCGAAATTCGCAGTCAGGCTTGTGCCTTCAACAATGGTCGAGGTCGAAGGGAAGTAAACCCGTCCACTCACCGCATCCACCGTATAATCAGTACCGGCTGTATAATACGTCGAACCGGAAGTGGTCTTCAACGAAATCACACCCGAAACTGCAACATTGCTACTGGTCGTAGTGGCCTTAGCAGAACTGGTGCCACCCGTAATTTCTTCGAAAGTGGGTGTACCCGTGAAAGCACCACTGACCGTATTCACAATCAAAAAGCCGGAACCGACTTCAACCACAACCGCAGTCTTAGAGCTGGTGCCGCCCGTAATGGTTTCACCGACCTGGAAAGGACCACCCGTGACCGTGCCATGCGTAATACGAGTACTGGCAATCGCTCGTAATCCAAGATCATAATAGCGATCTTTCAACGGAGAAGCAATGGCGAGTGTGTTGGAATCGTCGGCAGACTGCGTAATCGTAGACTTGTTACCAAACACTAGCATCTGCCAGTTATCGGAAACCAACTCATCCAATGCAAATGTGATCTGCGGAGCCAGTTCATTAACAACAGTCTTATCTTTCGACTTGAAACCGCTCATGCTCGAATAATGATCCAAGAACGTCGCATTCATGTTGATGCTAATTTCAGGAGCATTACCTAGCGCACGTTCGCCTTCATACCGCAAATTGGTGGCATCCCAAGGATCCCAATACAACATCCCACGGCCAAGTGTATAATTTTCAACATTAGGTGTAGACATGAAAAAACTCCTCAATCGTTAACCAAAAAATCTCTCGATGTAAACAAAATCGTAAATCACTGCAACATCTACTACGCCAGGTATTACATGTACAATTTCATTTGCGGTCATTAAATAACTGACTACCAAATTTGGGCCTTCCACTTCCAAGCCTTTATTTTGCATGAAACGGTCGTCTAATTCAATAGCTTGACGTAAACTTAATCGCTTTTTTCTTCCTTCAGTAAATAATAATGCTTGATTTTGTAATTTAGAAACAAATTCTATTTGTACGGGTAAGGTGTTTAAATATACATCTTTAGCAGCGATTTTACTACCTTTACATTCTTCAGTATGTTCATAAATATGAATACACGGTAATGCTCTTGTCCATTCACCCCAAACTGAACCGGCACCTTCATATTGCATGACATTGGGAAACGCCAAGTTTAATCTTCGTTTCATTTCATCCATGATCAACGTGCGTGGATCTGCCAAAATCATGACAAAACCTTTTGAGATTTAATATACTCTTTACCTGTTTTAATCATTAAAGGAAGTACTTCAGTACGAGTTTTTAATGCAGCGTGATAAATCCATTGAGTACTGAGATGTTTTTGATAATTCAATACTAAAAAGGTGGCTACATGTTCACCCAAATTTCTCTTTTCACCTTTTTTACGCCGTACTAAAGATTTAACAGGGCGTTTACGAATCACCATCAATCCATGAACACTCTGTTGTATCAATGGATGACTTGATGCATGACCTTTACCCGGATAAAATTGTGCTACATGCTCTGCATCATCAAATTCTTTTGGTGATAAATCAATACGTTTACCAGCAGATAAAGGTTGAGTTAAATATTTGGCTTGACGCGGAAAAATCATTCCACCTTGATCCCAAATACTGGCAATCTTAAAAGCTTTTGTTCCACGAACGGTATTTTTAAATCCCGCTTGATACGCAGCTACACCCCGCTTACCAGAACCTGATCCAGGATTCACTTGCAACTCGTCTTCAACTATGGAATGACCCGAAGCAAAGCCACCCCCCAAATTACGTAAATTAGTAATTAAATTCTTTTTCAAAATTTCTTGAAACTGTTTATTATTTTCATACTGAATGGCAATTCGTGGCGCACCTAATTTTGTTTTAGGATAATTTTCAACATCTTTTAATAGCTTTGTTAGATCTCGTAAAAGCTGATTGGTCGAAACGTAAAATTTAAAACTCATGTTAAATCCTCCGCACTACCATAATATATAAAAGGATCTAACATAATCTTAACTGAATCTAACAACTGTCCAGCATCTACCAAATTCAAATTCATTAACAACCGACCCCCTTTTGCATCGCCACCACCGCCTTCAATCTGAGTTAAACCTAAAGCGGGAATTCGATTGTAATTAGCGACCGTTTGCATGACTAAAGCATTATGGACAATGGGTACATCTTCACTCGTATAATAACCACCTGTATATTCTATATATGCATTAATTCGTTGTGTTGTACTTCCAACAATTTCAGCCAATTTCGTTAAATTATAAATCACCAAGCGTTTTTCACGAACTAAACGATAATCTTCATCTGGATCTAAAACTGTAAAAGCATCAGGATCGGTTAATACTTCCGAATAGCGGGTATCACTGATACTGACTAATGCAATTTCTGAAACGGGAATACACCTTAATGTGATTGTAGTGTCTTCTTCATAATACTCTTCATAATGTTCTTTATAAATTAAATCTCGATTTAAATAATGAGTAATCTGAGTGTATGCGGCACGAGCGCATAAATTGACTCGTGAATCAGTCGTTACCTTAGCATAAGTTTCTGGTGCAGTGAGTTGCAACAGATCACAAGCTTCAGTAACGACTGATTCAACAAAAGAGTCAATTTCATCTAACACGATGATAATCCTTAACTATGACGTAATGGTTTAATTTTACGACGTAAAGGTGTCGCTTCAACCACAGTTTCTTCCGTAACAGCTTCTTCAATAATTTCTTCCGTAACTTCTGGTTCTGTTACAATATCTGTAACAACCAACTCTTCCTTGACAGGAATTTCAACTACTTCATCTTCAACCGTCCCTTTGACTATAATAATCTTTCCTTTGGGTTTTTCACCGGGTGATAAAGGTCTCAAGAATGGACCCATCCGCTGTACCCATTTAACACATTCTGTATCTACATAATTACCATAAATAATTTCAATTCCATTGACATAATCGCCCAATGTTTTTCTTGCTTGGTACAACATAAAAACTCCTTAAAAGTTCAATGGGACTGTAATTTTTTACAGTCCCATTGTATCAAACTTAGCTAGCCGCAGTCGTAACCGCAACGCCAGTTTCCGGTAAAGCGTAAGCCATACCTTCACGCTGAAGAACACGAAGATACACTTTGTCCGCCGCAAAACCAACATGCTCCGAACGAGCTAAGGTCATCTGTTGACGATCACCAATATAGTAATGCATCAGATTACCAAAGAAGATGTAAGGAGTGCTGACCGCAGTCGCAGTCACAGCGGGCATGGACTCAACCAAGGTATACGGATAACCCCAGATCAGACCTTGATCAGAACTCTGTGTGGGATTACCCCAAACATACATGCCATCACCGTCTTTCAACTGACGAACCACATTGAAAATCGTGCGATGCATGTACCAACGAGCACCTTGAGTGTACAACGCATTACGCGAAGTCACATCCGCCAAATCATCGGCTGTAGCACTAGAGAAGGTCTTCTTACCGCTACCCAAAATATGACCATAAACACCTGGATCATACAACACACCATTGAACGGATCACTCGCCGCAGTGTTACCCACAAACACGATGCGATCTTCTTCCTTCGCCAACGCTTGAGCAAACAAAGTCGCCAGCAAATTAGCAATCGCCAGATTCGCGTCATTCAGCAGTTCACTGGTCATCGGAACCAACGCCGCCAATTTCTTGACGGTCATACGGAACTCACCGAACGTCGGCTGTGTTTCAGTAATCGTTTGACCTTCACCAATCCAGTAAACCTGTACGCCGCCGGTTAGCTTCGGCATAATCAGTTCAGTAGTGGACATGGGAATAACCGTACAGAACTGCCGAGCCACACCATACTGTTCAATCAACGACATCATGGTATTGCGATATTCAGGCTGAACCAGATAGCCACCATCCGCATCACGACCTTCAACCAAATCCTTAACCGCATAATCATCTTTGTTAAAGATGTGACGAACTAAAGTAACAAACTCTTTAGCCTTTTTAGGATCAGTAAAGCCAACTTCACCATGAGTTGATTCTAAAGCCGTACAAATACTGTTATCCAGTACACGCTGTTCCAGTTCACCAATCCTCTGCTGCAAAGTCTTAACCAAAGCATCTTGGTTCTTAAACATTGCAATCGATTCTTGAACCGACTTCGAAAATTCGTCAAACTGCTTTTTCATATCATGATCTAACATGTTACATACACTCCACAAAGGTTTTATTGAACACGAATATCTTCAAACATGGAAGATAATGCAGTGAGTTTATCAGCAAACAGTTTGACTTCATCAGAATCATCTTCAACTGGAACAGTCTCAACGGCTGGTTTTGAAGTCATTAATTCTTTTTGCAACTCGTCAAACATCTTACTGAGGATGTTCATACGTAACCGAACTGTTTCTTCCAATTCGGAAATTTGATCCTCCACTTCATTAAATCCAACATGGATCAAATCTTTAAGAACATCTGGATTAACATCTCTCGCAGATTCAGAGCTTGAACCTTCCATTTCAGGATCTTCCATTTCAGGCTCTTCAGTGATTACAATTGTTACAAGTAAAGATTTACCAGCACGAATTTTTTGTAATTCATCCTCAGTATAATCCTTAAATTCTGGAACAGTCAGATCAAAAGCTGCATAATGCTTCGCTAAATGAGCGTAAACTTCTTCAGCATTATTAATAGACTTATCGGTCAACAAATCAGCCATAGCCGCTGTCAAACCTTCAGCCACGACACAAACTTCATCATTTTCCACCGTGTGATGGATGTATCGATAGCTGCGGAATTGATCTGCTTTTTCAAGATCGATCCATCCAAAACCTTTGGCAAACTTGGACCAATCCAAAGATTCTTTTTCACCGGTCTTGTCAGCACTCGACCATAACGCCAAACAAGCACGAGCTTCCGAAGCATCCCACTCTTGATCTAAAGCCTTAGCATCTTGAAAAGGTACTGCGTAACTCAATTCAACATGTTCATCTTTTGAACTGTTCAACAATTCATCAAAATGCTTACGCAATTCCGTGATATGTTCACTGAGTTGTGCATCTAACAGCTTGGCCGCCACTTGATGATGACCCGAATCCAGATACTTGCGCACGATGTCATCCTTAGCACGGAGCATCAACGCTTCGGGATTGGCTGGAACGGAAACGGGACTGACTTCCAAGAGTTCCCATTTGGAAATAATTCCATAAGGAACATCTTTATACTGGCTCAAATCAATCAGTTCTTTTTCACCATTGGGTAATTCTACTTCCAAAGATGAAACTGACAATTTGCCATCATCACCGCGCATGTCATATAAATCAATATAATTCTTCGGAATAAAACCTACCGAAAAAGCATTCATGAAACCGGAAGTATATAACTTTTCCAGTTTTACACCTTCTTCAGTATCAGCAAATTCAAAATGAATTTCAACGGATTCTTTACTGACTTTAACATCATTGACTTTACCCACGGGATAAGTCCGTGAGTTATGAATATCCAGCATCACTGGATTCTTCATAAACGCATCAGTAATCACACCACGAGGAACTAAAATTTCTTTATGACGATCTACAGCCGCCGTACTAGCGATTGCAGTATACACGTTTTTAATACCCACTCCTTTCTTCAATAAAGCGGGTCTTTTAAAATCAAATTGGCAAATACTAAACATGGCAATCTCCTATAATCAGTGAATACTATAGTCTGGCTTGTGCGTTGTAAATAGTGTTTAGCATTTTTTCAGCCATTAACTCACTATTTTTAATAAATTCTTGACGCATTTTTTCAGTTGGTTTCTGACAAAACATTTCAGGTAATAAATTAAATTTTAAAAAATCAAAACCTTTAAATTTTTCTTGCAATACACAAAGTACTAAATCTTCCCAAAGAGATATAATTTGTTTATGTGTTGGATTAGATAAAGGTACGTTTACAGCAAACAAATATAATTTATCCATTAATAATTCTTTTAAATAAGAATTATTATTATCGGGTTTTGGCTTATCCGAAGGTTTTGGATCGCCCACATTTGGATCTTTTGGTTTTTTGGGTTTTTCAGTAGAAGGCTCTTTTTCTGGATCTGATACTGGTATTTGAGGTTTGACAGGTTCCGGCTTTTTAAAATCTTTATCAGGCTCTAAGGCCGGACATTTTAAAATGGTTGCGGTTTGGGAAGGAGAATAGCCCATGGCATGATACTGAGATGCTGGAGCCGCCAATTCCACGGGATCAGGTGCTAAACCAGCGACCTTACTCACATCCCATTGGGCATACACTCCGGGAAAATCACGATCTAAAATATTAAATTGAATCAGCTCTAAAACATGGTTCATTTTGGGTAATAAAGTATGTTCCCAAAAGATACGAATTTGTTCTCTCACATTACTGTAATTACTGTAACTAAAAATACCCACAATTGACGGAGGGACACCGAACACTGCCAGCACTTCCTCACGATTTAATTCTTTACCACGAATAAAATCAACATCTTTTGGATTAACCACTAAAGGTTTAACTTCAACCCCCCCTTGCATGAGCAACGCTCCATGTGCTCCGTCAATTCCACTGTAATAATTGACGACTTCACTGCGAATATCTTTCTTCTGTTCCCGTGTTAACTGACCTTTTGCTTGAATCAATAATGGATTTTTCATACCTGAACGGAAAAAAGCAGAATTCCATCCAGCAATACTAAACTCTGATTCCAAACTCATTCGTGATGGACTGAGTTGTGAAAGACCAGCTAAAGGATCTTTTGGATTATAATTATCCAAAGGTAACACATCTTCTGGTAAATACTTTTTACCAGATGAATCTTCCCAACCCCGTAATTGTGGACGTGCGGGATCAGCATTGGTATATACTAAAATCGGACGTAATTCAGTCTTCAAACGAATATCAATGGATGTTGCAACACCTTTCTTACGTTCAATAATCCAAAAGACTAAACCATCAATACTGACATGCACAAAAGTACGATACATCAATTGTTTTAAACTGATAATCGTTGGAGGATTCGGTGGGTTAAATAATTGATAGACGGGATGCTCACGATCTTTAATCCGTTCTTTTTCATTCGGAGCATCGGAAGGAATACGAGAAGACTTTCCTTGATAAAAGACTAAAGGTGCAGAACTAGCAGATGTCGCAATACGATTCACACACGCATATACCCAACACATCCTTTCATATGAAGTATTAAGAACAAAAGAACGTAGCCCCGCAGAGCCACCTTCCGATAACCAATCATTAAATGAAAAGATTTTAAAGCTCATGGACAAGCCTAATAGTCTGATTTGAATACTGTGACATGAAAGTTAATCCTTGTCAATAAAAATTTCAAAATTGTACGTCTCGGAAAAAACGATCATCCATCGGCATCCGAGTTCCCATTAAAATTTGCCATTCTTCTTCAGTAATGGAAAATTCTTCTTCACGCTCTTTCTTAGAAGATATAGATTCCAACATCGGAGGTCCACCTCCCGGAGTTTCAAACGCCATGACTAACGAATCCCAATAGTCAGGTGATCTTCCTAAATTCTTTTTAAGTTCTTCTTTGGGTAATAATTGAATCTTACCTTGGGAAGTAATTTTATAGCGCATGGCTTGAATATCACCACGAATATATTCTTTTATTTCGTAATCGTGAACTTGGACTGCTGCTAATCCCACATTGCCATGATCAATCCGATGACGAAATGCCCAAGCCATCTCCGCACGAACATTGGAATAACGTTCTTTATCTACGACAATATTCACTTCCGCATTATTCACTGCTACCACGGGAATTTCAATATTATCGTCATCTAACTCTATCAACCGATCATACACACCGGCTCCCAAACCGATCACGTCAATCTTAACCGCAGTCACGGGCAATCCATAAGTTTCCTGAAGATGTTTAACAAACTCTACCGTTAACCCAACTACTTGCATCGTGGTATTGCCCGTCACTCGCTTGACTTCCATCACCCGTGAACCACTGACCGCAGTCCATACGGTACTGTCCGTTCCCATCCGCGCCACGTCCAAACCCACTTCAATATGAGAACCCAACTCCCCATTCATATTAAATGCATCGACAATGGCTTTATACGGCACCACCACCATTTCAGAGTCAGGAATAAACTCTGCTTCTACAAAGATTTTATACAGTGGATCATCCCGACCCCACGCTTCTTCCCGCTTTTTTACCCAGTCATGGGCAACAAGTCCAGGTATCAGATTTTTACCAGCAACAACATTCGGAGATTCAGATGCTTTAACTTTCAGCACATTCCATGTGCCAAAACGAGAACGTCTATCTGGCATACAAATGTTAGCAAGCTCTCCAGTAGAAATTGCAGAGTTTGATATTGCTAACCATTTGCAATTTGCTGAAGTCATTAAGCCTTCAGAAGCTTCCCAGATATTAGGATCAATACCTCCTGCTTGGTCAAAAATAACTAATAAATTTGATTGATGCAAACCTGTAAATTTGTCCATATTTTCAGCATCCGTACTGAATCCCACACAAAAATGATCTTCATCAAACTTTAATGATAATTGAAGCAGCTCTCCACCAATGGGAATGATTGCTTTTTTATGAGCATTACGTAATTCTGACCATAAAAGATCTTTTACCTGTCTCAAAGTTGGTGCAGTGTTTCCGCTCCAATGACAAACACCTTTTCTACGAGTTAGTACAATTCCCGATGGTACTTTAACACAATAAATTCGTCCATCATATGGAGACTTTTTCCAATTTGATTTGGAAGCCGATGATGGGAATTTACCACCATCACCACGGGTCATTAACAAAACTGTCCAACGTTCAATTGTTGTGTATGGAGATAGATTTCCCGGTTTGTATACTCCATAATTCATATTTGGTACAAAACCAGCTCTTAAAGCTGCTTCAAAAATACTTTCAGCTAAGAGCTTGGTGTAGATGTGAGCACTAACTTTAGTACCAGTTTCAAATGAATCTCCGTCCCAACTGCCGTCGCCATAATAAAAACCACGAATCAACGCTTTTAATTTATGCGGTTCTGCATTTAAAACCCATGCAGGAATATGTTTTTCATCGCTGTGTCCAAAATTACGATGCATAAATTCTGCGTACTCATGATCAGCAACTTTTAAATCATAAACACCAGTTCTTTTATCAATGGAGATTGACACCTCCCCAACAACTGATAAAAGTTCTATTGCATAATCCAAATAATTTTTTTGTGACAATCTTACAGTTCGATAAGTGCCATCTTTTTGTTTTCTGTCCAAACTACCATCAGCCAACCAAAAACCCCATAATTCAAACTCAGCCTCTGAATAAGGTGTTTCATTTCCTTTACTGATGACTTCACGATTAAAGATTTTTTTCTTACCAAACAGTGACTCTGCGGAATCAATTGACCACACACGATCTAACGTATATGGTGAACTGGACAAACAACGATGATTTGGAGTCACTTTGAAGTTAAGATCACGACCATCATATTCGATCATCTCCCCACAATACGGCATATCATAATGTTGTTCTGGCAAAGCAAATTCCAAAAAGCCATCAACTAAAGTAGCTACTTTATCATCTGCTCGCAAATCTTTAAACAACTGAAAGCCACGAAACTCAGTCAAAATTTCAGTTTGATCATCGTAACAAGTCACAACCTTGCTAGGTTTAAAACAGCAAAGGAACCAGATCGCCAATCTCGCGGCGAGCATTGTGTTGTGTTCCACAAACGTAGTTAAATACGTACTGTATTCTGGTACACAAATACCCACTGTTGGTTGCAGTCCTAAATATTCAATGGATCTTATTTGTTCCCAAGCATAACCTTCTGAAAGATTTTTAAACGGCCATTCCAACATGTACTTAAAACTAGTTTTTGTCAAAACAAAATCACGACATTTTTCTAACTTATCTTCTTTTCCAAAAATACCAACACGATCAATAAATTTTAAAATTTCTACACTCTTAATAATTTGCCAAGTCCATGCATCAAATTTTTTACCTTTACAATTTTTTTGTCCATAAGATACATTGCCATAAATGCCCAAACGAAGCATAACTAACTCAATATCACGAATGAGTTTTTCAGATGCTAAAGTAATAGCAATTCGACTGGATTCTCGTGCTGTTTTTGGTATATATACCCAACCATCGCAAGCGAATAAACGATTCATTATTAAAGCTAAAGAATCATCTTTTAATTCCCAAACAAAATCTGGTAAGTACTTATGTTTGGCTTTAAACCCCATCAAACCCCATTTACGACATTTTTCTAAGATAGGATTAAATCGATTAATGTTGTTCTCAGTACGTTCACGCCCAACTACTCGATAGTCATAAGTAGCTGAAGGAACTTTATATAGATCACAATTAAACCGATTTACAATCTCTCTAAAATCATCCAAAGATCTACCTATTTTTTGAGCGAACATTACATCATTTGTTAGTCCTCCATCTCCTAATAAATAACCAATTAATTTAGCTTCATCGTCAGTAATGCTCTTTGTAGCCAAAACATTTAATTTCAAAGGCACAGCTACGACCATATCACTTGTTAAAGCATCTATACGTCTCCACTCAGGTAATGTTGGGATACGATGATTCTTTACCTTTGGAAGATAACAAGCGTACAAAGGATGATTTTCAGTACGGACAATACAACGCCCCGACTTAGTTGTGATCTTACAAACTGGCTTGAAACCATTATCTTCGGCAAAAGCTTCAGCTTCAATTTGTTGTCCAGTTTTTTCATCCCAAGCAAGAACTTTAAAAGATTTACCAATTAAATCTTCTGCATTAGCAACACTACCATTGGAAAGTATCAAACGCTCACCAAAAGCAACGCATTTACCCACACCAAAAGAGGCTACAACAGCCGTTCGCTCATTTTCAACAACACTTTGACAAATATCTTTTTGTCGATTCCATAACGAATCTCCTAAAACACTCTCAATCCACCAAGCAGGATCTTGACGACCCCGTAAAATAAGTTCACTTTTCCAATTCTTTTTACGATCCATGTCATTCCGTTTCCGTATTCTCGATCTGAGCCAACAAGTCACTCCAAGTCTTAGGTGCTTTACCACCCCCCATATCCACACCCTTCGTCATCGCTAACACATTCGCTTGAACCAGTTCTCGATATGCTTGTGCCACGGAACGTAATTCGGCTGGAGACGTGACTCCGAATGGCAAACCCAAACTACAACTTTCCATATCTTTTAACAGTGTATCAATTTGTCGTACTAATCGATTTCGAATATCCAGCGTTCGTTGTTTATATACTTGTTCAAATACTCGATTAACTTCTTTATCGCGGGCTTCAACTTTTTCATCCCATGCATAGCCATCGGCCCAACTGGATAGTAAATCAAATTCAATACCAATAATCTTCGATAAGCGCAATAAATTACGTTTAATACCTAAATCATAATATCGTTCAAATGCTTCAGCCGGGGTCATAATACTACTCATAATGAAATCCTCTGGGATGGTGGAATTCTTAAAATATCAGAATGTAATCGATAAATCTGATTATTAAAATTTTGATGCTGGATACTGGGAAAGGTTCGTTCATATACCTTCATCAATTGTTGTAAATCCGCTTGAGGAATCGCTTCTTGCATTAATACTTTAAACTGATCTTTTAATTCATCCATAATTGTTTGATCAGTTAGTATCTTAAATGCTAAACCTGTTTCCACAGATTTACGTATTGCATTTTTAAACAGTGCGGGATGGGCTAACCATTTTAATAATATATCAAATTCTTGTTGACGCATCTTATTCTTCATCCATCAATTGTCCAATCAATGGACGCTCTTCATAATCTAATTCAGGAAAATCTCCATCAGGAGTATTGGGTAATGATGCATACCGCTGAATCCCATCAAACACTCCGACTACATTTTTTACTTTCGCTAATGTGCCACTAAACCCCATGACATTTTTAATCGCCGCTTGTTGATTCTTCGAAAGCAGTTCCATTAAAGCAATCTGTTGCATGGTATCCATCGCTTCCATCGTTTCAGGATCTAACAAACGATTTTCCAGTAAATTCATAGCGGAATTAATCCGCTCCAAACGATCTACTTCTTCGTTCGCTTGACGGAAGATACAACGGAAAGTACGTTCAAAAGATTGAACCGCTTCCAAATGAAATGCTTTTTCAGCCATTATCCACACCTTGACCAAGAACATGATAAACATTTATCACATCCCGCTTCCCGTGTCAATGTAGGCATATTACATTTAGGACAAATTCGCATTGCAGGTAGCTCTTGTACATTAAGTTCTTTTACTTTTTGTGGTTTTTCAATGGCTGCGATCAATCCTAATTGAATGAAGTGCTCTTCAATGACTTGCGCAATTTCAGCGACAATACTGGGAATGTACTGTCCTTTTTTCCAATAACCGCCCTTGGGATCATTCACCGCTTTTAATTCTTCTACAATAAACGTAACATCTCCACCTTTACGAAACACTCCACTGATCATTCGTGTGAGAGCAACGATCCACTGAAAACTTTCCATGGCTTTTGAATTAATGAAAATTTCAAACGGTCGTTTTTGCTCATGTTCAGTACCGTGATTAAGGATAATGTCGTTAATGGTAATGTACAAGGCGGCATCGTACACGGGAGTTCGTAATTTATAGGTTCTTCCCTCGAGAATCGCTGGACGTTCCGTTGTCTCGCATAGCTTTTCCATTGACAATTCTTTAGAAATTGAACTCTCATTAGAATCTCCCAGATATTTGAAATCAACAATGGGACTTTTAATTTGTACAATTTTAGAATTTTCCATAAGTATTCTCTTTCAAAGCGGAAAACAAATTTTCAGCCGTAGTCACTTCACCATCATACTCAACACGATCTCCACCTGCACATTGGATGACCGTACCATCGGCTAATTTAAACTCATACCTGCTATTTGCCAAGTCTTCACTTCGACTCAAGATGGAACCCAAAGTTTCAGGATTATAACGAAATGTAGAAACGGCTTTACATCCCATTTGGTATGCATAATCATAAATACCTTTAAACTCTTCTAAAGTAATTTCAGTGGGTACATTACAAGTTTTACTAATTGATGAGTCCACCCACTTTTGTACGACTGCTACCATATCTACATGGGCTTTCCATGAAATAGTATCTGCTGTAATAAAATAATTTGGTAACTGCTTTAATAACTCTTCATCAGTTTTACCTTGACCATATAATTCTTTGTACAGCAAAAACTCTTTACTATACACCGCTTCCTGTTGTCGTGTTTTCTTACCTTCCACGGTTAAATTACGAAAATATTGATGAGAAAAACTCGGCTCTATACCTCCGCTCGCATTATTTCCAAAAGCTAAAGATATTGTACCCGTAGGTGCAATGGAGGTGTGATGACTAAAACGACATCCGTGTTGTAATAATTGATCTTTTAATATGGGTTCATCCGCTAATAAACGCTGCATGTATGGACTTGCCAAAAATAACTCAATACCTTTAACTTTTTGTCCTAACCGATCTTTAAATAATTCATTCTTTCTAACAATTTCCGGTGTAATTTCAAAATATTCATCCAATACTGGGGCGCTGCCTTTTTCTTTAGCCAATTCACAACCTGTTACATAACCACGAACAGCCATCAACTTCGTAACCTTTTCTGCAAACTCCAATGCTTGAGGTGAATCATAACGAATACCCAACATCACTAATGCAGATCCCAATCCAAAAAATCCCATCCCATGCCGACGTTTCCGTACAATCTCATCTCGTTGAGCTTGTAGTGGTAAATTATTAAACTCTACTACATTATCCAACATTCGAGTAAAAGTGTTAACAGTAATGGAAAATTCAGTAAAATTAAAAGATGCATTATCAGTAAAAGATTGATCAATAAATTGAGTTAGATCGATAGAACCTAAAAGACATGAATTATTTGGTGGGAGCATCTGTTCGCCGCAAGGATTTGAGGCACGAATCTCTTCACAAAACCATAAATTATTTTCTTCATTTACACGATCTATAAAAATAACACCGGGTTCGGCATACTCATAATTAGATTGAAGTATTAAATCCCATAATTCAACTTTTGGCATCTTACCATAAATTTTAAATAAAGTTTGTCCATGCTCATTTGTTATATATGCAAAATCTTTAACATGCCACGTATCCCACATTGTTTTTGCAGTACTTAATGCTGGGTCAGAATTACGAATGGGAAAACGAAATACCCAATCTTTTTCATCATTAAAAAATGAATATGGAACCAATACACTAATATTAAATTGTCTAAATCTTCCATTTTCACGTTTTACTTTAATAAAATCTAAAACATCTGGATGACGTAAATCAAATGTTGCCATCTGCGCACCACGTCTTCCACCTGCAGATGCGATAGTAAAACAGCCTTTATCAAAAATATCTGCAAAAGGTAAGGGACCTGAAGTCTGCGCTTTTACTCCATTAACATAAGATCCTTTTGGACGTAAAGAACTGAAGTCGTATCCAATTCCGCTACCACCGGATAATGTAACTAATGATTCTTTAACTGACTGTCCAATGCCTTCAATATTATCATATATTATATCTGATACTACGCAATTACCTGTTAACATCCCATGCATAAGACAGAAAGATCCAGTTTCAGGTTCTTGACAACAAAAAACTTCGGCTAATTCATAAGAATCTGACACATTTACCATGTGCCAAAGACGGCTTTGAACCAAACCATTGTGCGAAACTTTAAAAACTTCTCTATGTTTCATCAACAATATATCATTAGTATCGATTGTTGCCGGATGTACATGAAAAGTATAAATACTCTTATTACGAATTCCGAAATTTGTTTTTTCACCCTTTTTTGCTAATTTCTTAATAGCAGCGCTTGGTAAGATACCAATAGTAGGCAACATTTTATCCAAATACTGCATTAAATCTAATTGTCCATATAAACAAATAGACATGGATCTTTCAGCCGTTGAATAAAGGTTGCCATCTGTTGCAAGAAGTCCAGCAAAAAAGCCTTTAACATAACTTTGAGTATGCTGTTCTGAAGGAATTTGTTTAAGATCAACTTCTGATGAAAAATTAGAAAATCTCAAACCTTCTGTTCCATAAGTATTGTTAAGAACATAAGGTCCTTTTGGATTTTGTCCCAAAATTTCAGATACTTTTTGAGACAATTCCATTTTATGTGAACAAAGAGTTAGATCAAAATTATCTTTCGTATAATTGTTGTAATTACCGTCACCATAAACTAACCCATGAAGTAAACCTTGATTGTATTCTTCAAAATCAACTTCAAATTTAGGAATAAAAATATTAGGCACATTACAATAACCTTTTGCACGATCTCCACTTAGCCAAAATTCAGTAGTAATAACTCTATCAGTGGGAACAATCCAACGATGTTGTTTTGTAGCTCTAACGATCTTTATCTCTTTAGAATCTGCAAATCGAAATTGAATTGTGTGTACAGGTTGTACACCATAACTATTAAAAACAACAGTAGACCAAACACCATTACCATTAAGAATTTCAACAGAAGATCCTTCAGCTAACTCTCGTATTGTTTTAATTCCTTGTTTTGTTAAAACAGGTGTTTCACCTGCTAAACAATTAATCAGTGATGTATTCGGTTTGTGTTCTTCCGCACCAGCATTACCAAAGATGCGTCCAGCCGGTACAGCGCCATTTTGCATGGCTATAAAAAACTGTTCCGTCCAGTACTGGGAATCTTTTTCATTTTTAGCCAGTGCTTTAGCAATTCGTAAAAAACTATCTCCACGGTTTTTATCGACAGCATTTCCGTGTTTATCGAACAATTGATATTTACTGGCATACACGGAATCTGAAAGCGGCTGAAAGGACATGTTTAAAACCTCATAGCAATAAAAATGCGCGATGTAAAGATCGCGCATGGACTGTTATTGTTTTGAATTACGAAGCTGTAATTCAAGTCTGGCGAGTGCATTCCATGCCGTATGAGCAGAATGCAACAATTCAGATTCTTGATCTTTCAATTCACCCGTAGCTTCCGCTAACAGATGTCTGTATAAAGCGTCGGTGTAACGTTGCTCACCATTCACCACTTCACACCAACCATCATCCGTGTATTTTTGTGCACCGAAGGTTCCTACTCTACCCACTTCCAGTAATGCATTCGCAAAACCGTGCATGATTAAAGTGAGTCGATTCTTACCAACATCTGCTTTATAACCCACAGCGTGTTGTTCAGACATTAATGCGTTCCTGTGGAGCCAAAACCACCAGTGCGATCTACTGTACGAGTAAATTCATTCACTACATTGAATTGAACTCGGACAATTGGAGCAAAGTATGCTTGAGCAATAAACATACCTGGTGTTATTTCAATGGAATCACTACCTTTGTTCCATAAACTCACAAACACTTCAAGGTGGTAGTCACTATCTACAAGACCTACGGAATTAGATAAGATCAATCCCTTTTTATGGCCCAATCCCGACTTGGGTAATAAAAACATTGCTAAATTTGCATCATTTAAATCTACTGCCAAACCTGTTGGACATAAAAATTTCAAATTTGGATAAATAACAACATTGTCATCAATACATGCACGAAGATCTAATCCAGCAGATTCTTGTGTTGCATACTGGGGCAAATCCCATTGCTGATAAAACGTGGGATGTAAGATTTTTACGTCAATACTACGCATAACACCTCCAAAAGGTTATTTTAACACACCGACCATGATGATTCAATATCAATCCCATCATGGTTTTTGATAACAGATATTGTTCCATCAAAAGCAACACTATCCAACTTTCGATGATCAATTAAAAAGATCTGCTTCTTCAATTGTCTAGCACGATCTTTAAGAATGGATAATAATGACGTGATACCCGCTTCAGATAGGTAGCTACTGGGTTCGTCTAGTACCTCAAACATCGGTTGTTGCTTACATTTAGCCGTAATTAAGTCTGACATACCCAAAGCACCCGCTAAACGCAAGCGTTGTGACTCGCCACCACTCCATGCATTCCAATGAACGGGTTCTAAATTGTACGGAGTAATGATTGTGACCGTAAATCCCTTTTTAACCTTGCCACCTTTAGTCAATCCTTCCACTGCAAACAACACTTTCCAGTTTTCCAGCCCCAATTGAAACAATTTGTTGTTCACTTCCAACTCTAACTGCGTCAATACTTCACTAATTAGTGATAAACGCACCTCACGAAATGCTTTAACCCAGTATTGAGTTGCAAACAGCTCTTTATTCAACTCTTTTAGCTGTTTTTCATTGCTTTTTAGCTTATCTTGCAATTTTTCGATGTGTTGCTGCTGTTGTTGCTGTTCCAAACTGTATGGATTGACTGCATTTCGCCATTTTTCCAAATCACGAGTCACTGTTTGCTGTTGAACTTTGATTTTAGCTAACTCTGCTTTCAAATATGACTTTTTATCCAATGTTTCGCGTTGTTCGGCTAAAAATTCTTGTCTATTTTGTTGAATCAGAGATAAATCCATGCGATATTGATTCAATTCAGAATCTTTTTCATCAATTAACGCTCTAAAATCAGCACTTTTAGACTGTGCATTGTAAATCTGTGTTTGTAATTTACCCATTTCTTGCTGTAAATGCGCTTTTGGAACATCTTGCAAGCAATATGGACACGTTTTATCCACGGTTTCAAACTTTTTGAGTTCATTTTTAAGATTTTTTAGTAAAAATTCTTGTTCATTCCGTTTTTCTTGTAAAGAACTTCGTTGTTTTTCTAACTTACGGCCATCTAAAAGCACTTCTTGTTCAATTTCACTAAGTTCATCCAACTGTTCTTGATGAATTTTTAACTGATCTTCAATCTTAGATCCTTGTTTGATCAATTTTTCCAATTTTTGTTGAAATAAATCTTGTTGTTCCATTAAATCTTGATGTTGATTTTCACAATCTTGTTCCCATTGCTTAATCTTTTCATCAAAATCTTGTGATTGCAAACCTTCAATACGACCTTCAACACTGGCTGACTCCATTTTTACCGTAGTGATTGAAGATTCTAATTGATTGGAAGATTTTTTAGCGGTATCGGTGGCTGTATCCCATACATCTAAATCTAAAATAGCAGATAATAGCGTAGATTTATCGGCTGCGGATAAATCAAAAAACATCGTACCAAATTGTGCAAAGACAATACTGGCAACAAATTGATCAAAGTCCAATCCCAACAACTCATTCACTTGCTCTTGAGTTGCCGTTTTACGAAGTCCATCAACATCTAAACATAATGAATTCGGCGTTTGAGTTCGTAATAATCCATATTCTTTGCCTTCCATGGTAAACTCAAAATAAACTGATCCAGCAGACCCCGCTTCCCAATTTAATATATCTGAAGCTTTCAACAAGCGGGGCGTTTTCCCAAACAAACACCACGTTAATGCATCACCAAATAACGTACTCTTACCACAACCGTTACCTTCCAACGAAGGTTGTACATTATTTCGACCTTGTACTAAATACAAACCAGGTTCCGTGGGAAATATAAACTTTGTTTCACCAGAAAAACATTTAAATGATCTTAGTGTGATCGCTTTTGGTGTCATTTTTATTTCTTCGTTAATTTGAGTTGATATTTTTCACACACTGTCAATAAAGCTTCCGCATTTCCTTTGGCATCATCTACAGGATGATGTGTATGCTTCGTTTTACGAAGATGCTTAAAGTTTTTAAACATATCTCGTTCCAAGCCTTTGTATAAAGAACCTAAATTGGTGGAACTGTATCCAAATGGATTTTTATTTAAGAACTTCCAAAAATAATAATTCACAAATTGCCAATCAAAGCCATTATTGTCACTGATAAAATAAGGTTTTGAATTTAAAGAATTTAACCACTGGTCAAAATTAACCATACTGGTGTATGGATCAGTTAATTGTAACGATTGTTCACGGGATAGTTTAGAAACTGCGAGTGCTTGAGGAATCCATTGATCGGAAATGGGCTTAAAATCGGCATAAAACGTTCGATTGAGCAAAGGTTCCACAACAATAGCCCCCAAACTGATCATACTGTACAAACCGGGACAAGGGCCATCGGCTTCCACATCTACCATAATATATGCCATTACTTAATCTCCAACTGTTTAAACCACTGTTTGCTCAATGTCCATACCTGTGCCATTGTTAATTCACCCGGATCGTGAATACCATCCGGGAGTTGTATCACTTCCAAAGGATAACCGGGTAATTGATCTTTAATCGATTCCGCATACACAGTAGCTGTGTCATCCAACAGTATCAATACATATTGATACAGATCAGTCAATGCCGCAATATATGCCACCTGTTCCATTGTTGCCATTTGATTAAATAAACAGGTGGCCCGAATACCGTATCGTCGTCCATGCAAATCTAAAGTCATCGCATCGAATGGACCTTCACACACCACGACAATGTCTGTAGGTTGTTCGATGAGTTGATCCCAATTAAAGATCATTTTCTTAATATTAACCAAAGCGCCTTCCGCATCCGATAGTGTTAAATACCGAATGGATTCTTTACTATGAATACTGCGTGAAGTCCATCCCACAAATCGCTGTTGAAAGTGCAATGGAATGATAATTCGTTGCTTGTATCGGCCCGCAATCGCCCATTTTAAATGAAATATTTGAACCAAAGCGGTGATTTGTTTTACGGAAAAACCCCGTTGCTGCAAATACGCGATAAACCGTTGTTCCGCTTGAAGCGATGTACCAAAATCTCTAAATTCTTCTAGTAACATCAATTCTTGTTTTTCGATGTTTGATTCTTTAAAAAAATTATGGGGATCATCGGCCAACAATTCAAAAGAGCCTTCCTTCAACCATATCGACTGCTGACCCAACAACTCACACGCTTCATAGTATGAGCAACGAATCAACTTCATGATCAATTTATGAAGAGTACGTCCTCGATGTTGGCGTGGATTCCGCCAACATGAATATACTCCTTTTTGCGAATCAATCCCCAGATGCATGGAAGGATCGGGATCAGCCCCGGCATTACAAAATGGACAACTAATATTACAGTCATCTGAAACTTTCTTATTCACCCCACGAACGATGTACGGAATACGATGCTCTTCGCAAAACTGCACAAAGTCAAACATGACCGTTAATCGAATTCTTAATGACCCAACGCAACGCTCCGTTTTTAATATAACCTGGAAATGCTTGATTGATCACCCAAGGAATTTCTGGAGCGGCATTCAATAATCCATTCAAACACAAAGGACGCTCTCGATCCATGAGCGAATCCGCCAACAACTGAGCACACCAATTCAATGCCCATTGTTGTTCGATTTTGGTCAATGGCGGAATAAACACTTCATTCAACCATGCCAATAACCCATCCCCGGTTTTCTGAATTTGGGTTTTGGTATGATCGGGCAAAGCTTTCATCGGTGGAGTCCGCCAATCGATTCGAGAAATGAGTGCTGTACTCAATGCAACATACCATGCATTGACACTGGATTCTTTACTCTCTCGACTGCGTAATTGCGTTGCAATCAAAATGACTTGTTGCAGTTCACTGTCCGTTAACGAAGGAAGATGCTGTCGGATTTGTTTTAAAGATTCTTCACTCATACTCAATTCTCCATTTTACATCCACTCTCGATAATCGTTTTTTTCCACCTTACGATTGTGCAATTCCGCCCATGCCAATACCACCCCTTCATCATAGCGAACGGGAGGTCGTTTGCCGCCCGATAATACAATGACAGGAAGATTTAAACGCTTCCGCCAGTCATACACAGTCATACCTGTCACATCAAACATTCGGCAGACTTGACTGTGAGTTAATAGTATCCCATTTTCATGTCCCGGTGGAACCTCACCAATCAATTCTTTAACCGGCGGTTCAAACTCTTTTGATCCTTTCCGTAAAATCCGTTTGGTTAATAAATTCATATCCAGAGTTTTAGTATGATGGGCTAAAGTCCCAAAATGGTTTTCGGGTTTCTTTTCCATCAATTCTACAATATGAGGATCATCCGAAGGTTTGTTCAGGTTCCGTTGACTGGGCGGAATGGCATTTATGCTGCGAGTCACGGCATGGCGGGGTCTAAGTTCAATATTTCTACGTTCCATAAAAATTTACGCTCTTAAAGTTAAGGCAAGTTCACGATCTTATGAATTTGCAATGATAAAAAATAACCGTGTTGTAAACACGAATCTACCGCTTGTTGGGTATTTAGAATATTCAGTTCTAAATCTTTTTCATCCCATGGTGAAATGTACACGGGAATCTTTGGATCATGGGGTTTAGCCACGGGAATCGATTTAAACTTTTGTGGTTCTTCATTGGGTAATCCGTCATCATCGATATGACCAAACCGAATGACATACTTATAAGCATCAATATGTTCCAAGATCAACGGGTGTAATCGGGGCGTTTTGGGACTGCACACGACTTGAATGTGTTGAGGATATGCTTTTTTCAATGCCGTGAATGTCGGTTGATAACACGACCCGGAAGTTTCGATTTGTACCGTCGAAAAATGCTGTAATAGCGCGTCAATCAATGAAGCCAGTGGGTACTGCCGGAACGGCTCACCGCCCGTTAAAACGGCTAATTGAGCCGTTTGACGCTGTGCCACGGCTTCATCCACCACTTCATCCACTGACATTAAATGAAATGAACTATATTCTGTATCGCAGAGCGAACAAAAAAGTGGACAACCCGATAAGCGAATAAACACCGCAGGATGTCCAGTAAAAGGTCCTTCCCCTTGTAAAGTATAAAATATTTCTTCTACTTCACAGTGTGTATTGGAGTAATTCACCGGAGTTGGTTTCTGTGTGTTCATATTATGAAGTCCACTCTGCGTAACTAGACTCCGATTCCCACCACTTCAATGACACTAAACGAACGTTTCGTTCTTGACATACTTTATTTTTCAACATTAAATCTTGTATGACATTACTAATCCATACTGCCAAATTTTCGGCAGTCGGTACTCCATTGATAAATACGAAAGATTGACCAAACTCTTGTAATTCAATTTCCAAATCACGTAAAAATTCTTGATTCACCACCCGATAAAGTCCTTGATCCTCACAACATATCACGTTACTTTTCAATAACTTGAAATATGAACTGACTAATGGATCGTAAATATCACAAATGAAGTGGTGATCTACAACGGAATCAATAAATTGTTTAATGAATCGTAACTCGTTGAAATCAATGATCATTCCGTTAACAAGATTTCCTGTTAATACAAGATCTATTTTACCAGAATGTCCATGACAATATCTGCATCTGCACAATTCATTTGTACTCAACAACTGATTCCATACTCGATGTGCGTAACAGAATTTATATGATTTCATAATGTTCATTATTTTAATCTCGATAAAAAGGAAAATTGATTGACTTCATTCGAAGGTTCTTTGGCTTTTACATTTTTAAAGAATTGTTGTTTAACAATTCGTTCAATACTTCGTGCATTACAATTGAATGAAGTCGCTAAAGTTCTATATCTATTTATTTTAGTACCTTTTAATTCATTGAAAAGTTTTCTAATGTTAAGAATATCTGTGTCAGTGAATTGGGTTTGTTTATGATAGATGGATATAGGGCGTCTTCCTTTTAAATCTTTATCCCGTTCATTGTCTTGATGGGTTCCTAAAAACAAATGATCGGGATTGACGCATGTAGGATTATCACAACGATGGCAAACAAATTTACTATCATCTATATCTCCAATAAAAATAAAATAAGCAGCACGGTGCGCTTTTAAACGAACATTGTCAATGTTGATTGATCCATAACCATCTCGATCTACAGTTTGATTCCACAACCAACATGAATCTGTTTTAGTCACTTTCGACAAAAAGTATTGTTTATATTCTTCATCGGTTTTTGGACATTGACCACAATCAAATTTAGTTCGTTTTCTACGATTTAAATTACTTAATGCTTCTATTTTTGTATTTCCACATTCACACCGACATAAATACCGAGCACTCCAAGTGTGATCTACATAAGCAATAATGGTTAGTTTTCCGTATTTTTTACCAATAGTATTCATACTTAAACTCTATATTCTTAAATAATGCTTCATGGCAGAAGGCCATGAAGCATTATTTATTAAGGTAACCGTCCGAAATACAACTCCCAATAATATACCTCATCTTCCATTGTGCGGATACAGTGTTTCAGATATTCTAGTTTATCCAACACATGTCGAATATTGAGTTCTTTTCCATGTAAATTTAAGAGTGTTTCTAAAATACTAATTTGAATGTTGTAATGTTCTAACATGATTTAAATACTCCGAATAAAGTGAATGGACAGTTTATATGATGGATAGTCAGCATGTCAAATTTTACTGAAACGAAATTTCAGGTGTTGAAAATTTCCTATCATTTTTTATGGATTTATTTTTACACGATGAGAAATTTACGAATGGAATACGTGTAAGGTGGTGTGGATGGTATGAAGGGAAGGTGGTGTGTGACATGTGTTATAGATGTAGATAGTTAATAGGTGTTATAGATGATTGGGATGGAAATGATAATGGTTAGTGGTCTGGGTGGTGATGGGAATGGTAAGCCACAAAATGTTATATTTTAGGTTTGTTTCATGTGAAACAACGCAATAGGACAAGCCACAGAAGTTCAATTTTAGGATTGTAGTTTGTTTCGTATGCAGCATAGTATTGGTGTTATCTTTGGGGTATGGAAAGAGATGTGGTAGTTTGTTTCGTATGAAACAATTTTTACTTAATTTGAAAAACTGGCGTTATCTTCGTTGTATAGGTTAAGAGTAGTCTCCAAGGGCTTCGCCTATGTTTTGTGAATTTTATTTTATAAACAAGCACTTGCGTAGTGTCACCATGGATTGACGGTCCATTTTGAACTGCAAAAGTTCATTTTGAACTACTTGTGATTCATTTTGACCCGTTTTGAATTACGTAATAAAACGTAATTCATATTACGTATGCTTGTTTCGCATGAAACAAAAGAACTTTAAAAATAAAATTGTTTTGGAATCAGCAACTTACAAAATAGTTTTGAAACTTGGCATTTGCTGTGCATCATTCCAATCGCAAGCCAAGCATTCCGCAAGGCTGCAAACAAAAGGTAAGAATCATGACTAACCAAACCAATCTTAATAACGCAATCGCTCGTTTAAACGATGCGGTTAAAGCTTCAACATGCGCTAGCGATGTAGCTGCATACTGGACTGGATTGTTAGGCAAAAGATACACGCTACATGCTAACGGCACAGTCCAGTCTACCATGACAAATCCGCTCGCTTATTTTTGTGTACCTTTAGCAGGTGATGGTACTAAAGGGCGGACGCATAACTTCGTGATGGCGCAATTTGACTATGCTTTAACGCATGGTTTAACCAAAAATGCGCATGTAGCGTTACGTGGCATTGACGAGACGGCGATTAAGGCGGGCATGTCATTTGCACGCCCCCGTCAGGATAGCGCGTTAGGTAGCGTTGAAGGTAGACTTGCAGCGAGCATGGTAAGCGCACAGTCAAACGCAAAAGCGCGTCAAGCAGGAGCAAAGGAAGTGTTAAACCTTGAAGCTGCTAAGCAAGGCAATAACAGGGTAGCGTTTGAGAATACTTCCCTAAGTATTGCAGCAATCTTGGAAAAATATTCCAAGCCAGCCGCCAGCAAGCCAGCCGCCAGCAAGCCAGCCGCTAAGAAAGCGTAACATACATGGGGCATGGATGCCCCATTAACCAAAAGCTTTGTTTCATATGAAACAAAGCAACCCAACAAAACTGAAACATTGGAGTACGATCATGAACGCTTCTACACTTCGCAACATTTTGGTTATTTCTCTAATCGGTATGTTCCTGTATAATGCGATTGACATAAGCAGCAATCATATCAGTAAATTTGCTAACAGGGCACAACAAATTGAGACTGCACTGAATCAGTGACAGTCTCAACAGGTTGACAGGTAGCCTAATCCGCCTGTCAACCTAACGATACAGGATTAGGCGGGTTAGCCAGTGTACCCGATTTAATACACTGTCACAATCTGGAGAAATGTCATGTTTACCTGTTTAATCTTTATCTTAATCGCCGTATATATCGGCGTATTAAGTCATTACATTCATCCCGTCGAGTTCGATGGGCGGAACATTCAAGACAATACATGGCATAGACAAAGCCATGTATACAGGAAAGCGCACCATGAATGATACACAAGCAATTGCTAGGGCGTTAACCCTTGCTTACCTGACAGTAGCAAACATGTTGCTGTCAAAACCCCAAACCTTGAAGGAGTTGATACAATGAACAAGCTTCAAATGAAAAAAGCGCAAATGCATAACGCAATCTTGAATACGTTAGAAGTGTACGGTTGCGATTCTATGCATTTTATAGAAGCTATCCGATTATTGATACTATCCGATAAACGTTGTATCAACAATGGTTCAACCGTTATAGTAAGCAACACAAGTGTAACCATTGAATATCATCCTACAAGGGAATTCAACTTTATAGACAATCGAGTTAATTCCTTGTATCACAAGAAGTAAAACAAAGCCCTGTCACTTAATTGTGGCAGGGCTTTTTTGTTTCATGTGAAACAAAACCAATACTGCTATAGTTTTGTTTCATGTGAAACAACGTAACATTGTGACAGTCGCATTTTCATGACTGTAGCATTGTGCTGACGTAACAGACACCCACCATGTATCAGGTGAGTGCATGTATAGCTTATACTGCATGTCAACTGATTGCGACACTGCATACTGTACAGCAGTGTTACGTAACACATGTTTGACATGTCACACGGCATGGGGTTGTGCTGTCATCATACTGTTACGTAACATGTGTTATACAGTCAATGGTTTGGCATGGTGTGTGCATACCGTACTCCCCATGTTACGTAACACGCAATGGACACGCGACGCTGGCACGCAAATTGCGCCGCCCCGCGCCGTCCATGGGCAGGGGCGGTCAAACCAGACATGAGGCGTTAGAGTATACTGTAGGTTAAGAGGGGCATCTGGTACGACTCCCTTATATTTCCACCTGTAACCTGACTCTCAACCCTTCCCTCTACCCACCTGACATCTCCCACCTTCCCACTACCCACCTGACATCTCCCACCTTCCCACTACATCTTGCCATCTACGATTGGAGGTCCACTATCTACTCTGATTCGAAAGTACTCTCACTCTGATCATGTCTGATCTACATCTCATGATCAGATGGCCCAAAACCTCTGCATCGCTCTGAATTATTTTCACTGGGGACTTGACACCCTTGATCAATGTGTGTATACTATACGTACCCCGCCGGGGTTCACGGGTAAGTGCTTGATTTTTCAAACATTTTTCCGTGATTAAGGTGTGCTTAGAGCAATCGTTCTTCGCACACGACCAGGGCCAGTTCAGAGTAACGACCCCCATCTAATGAAATGGATTTCCCACTTCAAGACTATGCGCGTCATATTGACGCCGGAGATGAGCATGAAATATTCACCTCAATACTATCGTCCACTGGGACAAGGCAATGTAGGTTTTACTTGCATCCGCCAAGAGGACTACGTCCTCGGAATTGAATGGTGGACCGAATCTGACACAAAATGCTATGCGGTCTTCAGTGGATTTGCTCACATTCGGGCAGATGATGTCCGTGCCGTGCGTCAAGCACGGAAGAGTATTGATACACTGGAAACCCGTAAACAGGGCATGTCCCGACTACTGTGGTTGAAACGGCAGATCTATGCTGTGATCGACCAGATCAAACAGTCTCCCAATACCACTCCTTACTGGCGTTTCATGGTGCGGAGCGCAGATCCTCAACGTCAAAAGGTGTACTCACGGCTCTGTCGTGATCCGCATTGGATGCTGGACGATGGAGACTTTTATTACCACGTATAAGATTACAATTCACAACACATGGGGAATTAAGATGTTTACCAAGACCTTTGTTAGCTTTGCCGACACCTGGGGTTTGAACATCCCACGCATCGAGGAATCCATGCTACGAGGCATGAAGCCCGGTAAGATTTTACGCCGAGAGATACTGTTGTCGCGGCCTGACTATAAGGCCGCCGATATGTTAAAAATGCTGGATGGGGCCATCCAGGATGGGTTAGCCGCTCTGTATGCTGCAGAATATGTGCCCGAGGTAAAGTTCGCGTATAGCCGTGAAAAGATCGAGGAAATTTACGCGGATGAGAACTGTCCGTCTTGCATGACAGGTGAATGGGCCAATGAGGTGGCGGGTGAATTCTACGCAGCCAACGGATTTGTTGTGGCTTATCGCCACAATGGAAAGAATGTCACGGCTCGTTGCGTGACATTTGGAAAGACGTTCAGCGAAGCTTACGGACCTGAGTCCAGTAAGTTGATCGCAGCACTGGAAGAAATGGAGTATCACAACAGTTGTGTAGAACCATTGTTTCCGGCTTGGACGCATTACATGGTGCCTTACCACAATGGAAACTGGTACATTCCGTACCTGGATGAATGTGGATGGGGTTTTATTCCGCTTGATCAAAAGAAACCCATGGGAACTCTTTGGGAATGCTTGCTGGTTCCCATGAGCATGGATGATGGTATCGAAGATTGGGAAGATGTTCCCCGCTTTCGAGAACTAGGACAGCAGATTGAAGCTGGTCTGTACTTGGATGTGATGATTGAAAAGACTACCCATGGTGCGCCATGTGAGATCAACGGTGCCATGCACTACATCGAACAAGTGGCTGTTCCAGAATTCCAGTATTACTGGAATCTACTGCGAATTGACGGACGCTTATTTTGGTTACAGTATCGTTCAGATGGACACTGTGAAAGATGGTTCATGGATGATTATGGCAATGTCCAAAATGCAAGGTTCGCTACTTTGTATAATGTACGGACAGAAATCGAACTTGGAGAACTTGGGCAGTTTTAATCACCAAGATTTGGGAGTAGATGCAGAGTAAGCGTTGTAAGAACGCTATGGACAAGAACCCAAACGCTCTGAGCACAGCGAAAATAGTGCTTGCAAACTCTCGCTATCGGTGTTATACTGATGGCTTAGCCAGCGGCCACACACCCCGTCTCAAATCACGCATGGGACGGAGTGTAGATTATCGTGCGTGAAAGAAACATATTCGATCTTGACCCCCGGTATGTAGATCGATACACCCCCAGATGTTTAAACTTGGAGAGTTGATCATGAAGAACATATTCAGAGGCTTTAGCGGTCATTGTAAAATGATCCAGAGAAGAGTGGATTGGCCCGAAGGTCAACATACTCTGGAAATTTTACCACCCGATGAAAATCGAGAGGACGCCGTCGCTGTCCATTACTACAAGATCAATCATGATCTGAGTACGGAAAGTATTATTACGATCTTCCCGGAAAATGTCATCGCAGCGAGTGAAGGCTGGACGAAGGATGAAATTCTGCTTGGGGTAGCAATTACCGCATGTCATGAGATGGCACATGCCATCTGGTTTATGCGCTTTGTCCACGACCACAAAAGAGTATGGGATCAAGGTGTTGTTGATGTCACCTTGCAGGATCTATATGATCACTGCTATGATGTACTCAGAAGTGACACGGAAGGCGGTCATCATGCATCATGGAGAAAAATTATGCGGACTGAGATGGGTGCACCAGATGATACATCCTGGTGTTACTCGACAAAGGTTCCCAAAATCTTATCACGATATTACTGATCAGGAGAGTTGATCATGAAGAACTATTTCGAAGATTCTATCCATTCATCCAACCCAAAGATGTTCGGGTGATGGTGGATGGTAAAGATTTATGGGGATGCCACACCTCAAAACTGATTCGTCGGCAATGGAATCAGGTGGAACGCAGCAATCCTTACAAACCAGGATTGCGCTCTGGTTATCAGTATGTAAATAACTCTCCGATACTGGTCATGAATGACTACGGAGATTTAGTGTACGTTACTGATGAAGACGGTGTGGAATTTCCATTGACTGCACCAGAACCCAAAGTGGATGTAGATTGGTTTTCTCAAGCTTTGGTATGCAAAGATGATTACGGAAATTCAATCTACTTGGATGGTGAAGATGAGTATGGATTGTATCGTATTCAAGATGATTACTCAGAAGATGCGATATTCAAGGAAGATAAAATCCATGAGGGTTGGTTGACAGTAATACCTGGTACATGGGAATTACCCAGACTTGTTCAGAAAACTATCCAAGAATCTGGATGGGATGTTTTACACTCCCATGCCAGTCTGGATGGAATGCTATGTGTACGGTGGCTAGGTTTGTATGGTACAGCACCATACGAAGAGAATAGTAAGCTCTTTGGGTTCAACTCGGAACCCGACCAGTTCTTATGGGGGGATGAAAAGAATTACACACGGAAGATTGCCAGGAAGCTCTTCCAGTTTGAAACTCAATCCCACCGAGAGTTGGCAGCAGAGTGCTTTCCCATGGAAATGGGAAGTCTGTTAGCTCGGTACAAGTACTTCCAAGAAGAATGTCCAGTAATGATTGGTCTAGTGATAGATCAAGCACAATCGGAACTCCGAAGAATTTACCAGCAAGACTGCTACTCGTATTACAACGAGCAGACTGGTGAGTTGGATGTGGAGAAAACGTATGTAAAGTACTGGGAAGGATGGACGGGTGCCAGAGCTGCATACGAGAGTTATTCCATTGAAAGACGGCTTACATACATTTCCACAATCTACACTGAAGGTTTCGTTAGAAACTCTTCCCCATGTGCGATGGTGGTGTATGGAGATCCCAATTACTTGGACAAACAAGATCAGCACTTGGTCAAGAAGTTCAAGAAGAATGGGTTCCCGATCTACTGGTTGCAAACTAATACGGAGAGTTTGTCATGAAAGCGAATCTGGTATTCAAGCACTTCAAGATGTGCTGTAACAAGATCATTCAGTCCGATCTGATTGACAAAACAATCTTTAAGAAACATAGCTTAAAGATCACTGAACCGCTGTGGCCCGAAGATAACATCGCTGGACTCTTCTACTGGAGACTTTATGGTGATCTGCACACGGAGAGCATCATCACGATCTATCCCAATGATGTTTTAAAGATGTGTGACGGGTGGACCCAGGATGAGATCTTGATGTCTGTAGCGAATACAGCATGTCATGAGATGGCCCACTTCCTTCACTTCCAGCGGGGCATGATGCAGATGACGACTGCGAACGCCATGACAGTGTTAAAGAAGTATCAGTCCCAGATGCAACATGGACGGATTTGGAAGAAGATCATGCGGGAAGAAATGGGAACTACACCTTATGTGGATTGGTGTAAATCTTTTAGCAACCCCACGATACTGGAGAGTTGAATGACCAAATTCAAGCATGAAGGTAATACGTGGTTTATGTAATACCTTCATGCTGAATTGACTATGGGGTAGAAGTTAGATCTTTGCTAACCGATCTTTTTGTGCCTTATCTTGCATATTGTCATACTGTGTACCCAAGAACAAATGTTCGGGATTTACACAAGACTTGTTATCACACTTATGACAGATAAAAAGCCCATCTGGAATCGGCCCAACAAAGATTTCCCATGAAGCTCTGTGTGCTGCTCCAGAAAAATATCTGGAACTAAACAATCCATATCCATTTGGATTCTTTGTTCCCATCCATTCCCAACAAGGTGTATCCAAAATCAAAGATCCATTTTCATTGATCTTGTTAGCGAAATCTTCCATCCGTTGCTCTTTTGTTCTTGATCTCACAGCAACACGCGCTGTTCCCAGGTTAAGGTGCAATGGTAAAATTTTCCAATGTTGTGGATTCACACAGAGTACATTACCACATTGATTCCGAAGTGCAGATCCTTTTGGCGAAGAGTCATTACCTGCAAGTTTCCACCCGATCTGATGTGCTAACAAGTCCTTACCTTCCACTCGCAACTTTCCGTATCCTTGACTTGATATACTTCCTTTCCACAACCAACAAGAGTTATCATCCGAAGGTTCAGCAACTCTTGCAAGCCAACGCTCTTCCAACGACAATTTTTTCATAACATCTTACTCTGATTAATTAAAAGCATATTATAACATGTGTAAAGCCATTTGTCAAGTGTCATTATACACTTTGTTGATCGTAAGCAGATCGAGTACTGTCACAAAAATAATAATTTCCAGTTTTTGGCAGAGTTCAGAGAATTTAAAGTTGTGGCACCGGGATTTCCAGAAATTTTGTCAACTTGATTATACACTATCTGCATTAACAGATCACGATTAACATACTAAAGAGTCCAGCACCGTCACAGAAACTTGACGAGATATTACTTATTTCGACCCACTATCTGCATACTGTATCACCAGAAATTCACTTTCCATGTTTCTTATTTGGGAGCAGAAGCAGAGTCGGCGTTGCAAACTCTCCATACTGAGATTGAAATTTGAAAGAGTTATATCGAAGATTCCATTCCAGCTCTCCATACTTCAAAATTCAATCATGAAGAGTTATACCGTAATTACGTAATATGAAACTCTTAATGATTGAATTAAAAAGCTTGACACTCTTGAAAAAATATGCTAAACTGGATTCACCGACCGGGAGGGAGTACTTGTTCACTTTATCCAGAAATTATTATTCAAGAATTTTATCCTGATTTTGAATTTTTACTCAAATTTCTCACGTTCATTTTCAAAAATTCCGATCCAGAAATTTGAACAACTCTTCATCCAATGATGAATAAGATGAAATGGATCTCTCAATCGAAACTCAACACCCCTGGAAACCCGTCAACGAGACGATTTTAGCCACGTTCCTCTCAAAGTGGTACTTGGATACCACTTTCTGGATTTCATGGCTTGTCAAACATTTTTGACGGGTTTCCAGACGATTTTGAATCGGGTTTTGAATCCCACCCGCAGAAATTCAATCGAAATGCATTGAAAACTCTGCAAATCGGGTTTATCATGGATGCGTCAGCATCATTTTTCAATGGTCACTTTGACCAGATTGTTTGACAACCGGAGAAATTAATCATGAGTAAGAAAAACATTTGTTTGTCACTCGCTGAGATGACAGTCGAATCTCAAATGAAACTCGAATATTCCGATATTCGAGAAATGCATGTCTTCGATGACGACAGTTTGGTGCTGAAACTATCAGATAATTCGTTTGTCATCGAACAGACATTCGAGTATTTTGACCCCGATGCTTGTCAGGTGTTTTTCCAAACTGCGTACTTTCTGGCTGATGAATTCATGTTCAATCAGTATCCCGACCACAGATATTTTTATGTGACGGAAGAATGAAACACTTCCTGGAATGGTTGTGCTGTTTTGTACTACCAGAAATTCCCAAGCATCTTTTGCTTTGGGAACCATCGGGTTCTTCATCTTTCAACTTTTCAACGTTCCAGTCCGCAGTTTCGATGAAGACTGGAAACGAACACTCGTTCACTTTACCCAGATTCGATAGCAATATCTGAGTAATTGTGGTAAACTACACTTGCCAAATTCCGTTTTGATGGTGGATTTGGCAAGAACTTTGGTTCAACTACGGAGAATTAGTCATGAATCACATTGACCAACGTTTGCTGGAGATGAAGCTCCGGCTGGAAGTACACTGTGCAGATACCGCCGTGGTATCGGCAGTATGGAGTGCTGTGGAGAATTTGAATTTCGGTGGCTTAGATGCCAGCGATTTAATTGCATACCGCAGCAGCTTGTCCAGAGCTGACTTGATGGAGTGGATTAAGATGGGTGGCTCACAGTTTGATCCGGTGAATCACCGGGAAGAATTATCCATGCAGGAAGCGTGTTTCAAACTGGAGCTTGTCAGACGGATGGATACCGAAGATATGGAAGTCGATTGTGCTGTCCACACCACGGTTTCAGGAAGTGGTGCCGAATATCACTGGCAAGAAACTGTGAAAGAGATTGTTGAAATCGACGGTCAGTTTTTCGAAGATGAAAAAGTGATTGACCGTATTTCCACAACTCCGATGGGTGCTGGTGCTGTAGTCACTGAACGCCGGGTAAAGAGTGCGTTCGATGTTGCCATGACTGAGAAGTTCGGTTCGGATTGGGATGCACAGTTGAAGAATCCCCGTGGTAGTCAATCCGCTGGCACTGTCAAGATTTTCGATGGTGGCTTGAATGAAAAGAACAAGCCCACGTTTATGTCGTCCAGCCGGCAATACGGGCAGACTGTGATTTCATTGCGGCCCGTCGAGGTGGCGAAACATCCAAGCATTGAGATTGACGGTCGAGAAGTGTTGGTGCATGAACCGCTGGAGAATTCCATCGAGTGTGGGATCATGTTAAAAGAGGAGTTTGAATCACTTAAGGTGATTTCAATTCCGATGGGTAGTTCGGAATCCCAAGCCCAAGAATCGGGTTCGAAGAATGCGGGCAACGGCAACATGGCAAGTGGGAAGCAGAGCCGTGAAGTGTTCATGGTCGGATTGGTAGACCATGTCCGTCATCGGCAATGTAGGTGTTCAGATGGGTGGATCAACGTGGGAGGTGAAGCGGTCAATTTGTCCGCATGGAATTCATGCCATGGAGAACTTTCGGCATACTGTGCGGAAGCTGGAGACTTTTCCGTACTGGAAGCTTGGATGGCAGATTGTCCAAATCCGTTGGAATCATACTACGCTTGGAAATTTCCGAACAAAGATTGTCGGAAGTTGGCAATCAACGCCATGGCAGGTGTTAGTGCGTCACGGCTGAACAAGAATGGTTTGGCTCCGAAGATTTTTGTTCCGCATTTGGATGCGATGCGGCAACAGCAGAACTGCGAGAGATACATCCAGTGGAATTTGGATGATCAGATTCGCAAACTGCTCGGTGGTAAACGGAACAATTCCGTGGAGAATTTAGTTGGAGACAATGACGTTTCCGATTACTACGATAATGTTTACGATCAAGAGTCGGGTATGACGTACTTGGAAGCGGCACGGAAGATGCTGGCTAAATCATGGGTGGCTTCGACGAAGAACGCCAATCGGGAATTGGCTCGGAATGCTTCGAAGAATGTGGGTAAGATGTACAAGTCCAAGTCCGGTAAGATTCGGAACGGGGACAAATCATGTACGGTCAACGGTGCACGATCTTGTGTACTGACGGAAAGTACGCTATGGTTGGAAATCACTTGTTCACCAGAGCGTGTGGTTGCTGGATTTGAAGCGGAATTCGCTGATGGAGAATTCATTGGTGAAGTGTGCGGTAACGGTCGTTCCAAGATCATTGACGCTGGAAAAATGGAAAAGCTGTTTACCGCATTGGACTTCAACTTCCCAGAATTTGCGGGTGAAGAGTTGTTCCGTGGTAAAGAGTTGAATGGACAACGGAAAGAATCCGTTGCGGGATTACGAAAGATTAATGAAGCGGGAATTGACGATCCAGAGTTTCATGCTGAGATCGCTCCGATTGTTGACAAGATGCGGGATGTGTTGGAAGATAATCGGGGTTTTGCTACGGGTAGTTTGGAATTGTCGAAAGATGATCGTGACCGGATGCTAAAGAGTTACATGATCCGGTTGAACGATTTGTCGATAGAGTCGGTATACATGGATGGAGATTCGCCATGGTTAAACATTCGTGAACATTTGTTCCCGGCAGATGTGACTGTGCTTGCAAGATGTATCAACAGGGAAGAGTTAAATCGGTTGCAAAAAGCACGGCAACTAGTGGAAGATTGTGGGATGGATACTTCCGATATTAAGCAGATATTGTCAGCTTATCGGAAACCCGTACTATTCCGCAAGATGTTTTTCGATGGAGAGGTTCGCAATCAAACATGGGCGGGTTTGAAGTAATTTGTTTCATATGAAACAAAAACGGTAGTGAATAACAACTGTTATTTCTACCGTTTTTTCAACCGGCGATTTCAGGTGATTTTGTCTTTTAAGAGAGTGTGTGAACACTCTACCGCACATTGGAGTTTAAATCATGAAACAATTTGTCATTCGTTTCAAGAATTCGTGCAGTTTAGAGCTGCGTCAGTTCTTCGTAGTCGTTGATGAAGATCAAATTCAACACGGAATTGATCTTTGTTGGAACAAGCATGAAAGAGTGTATAACGCTCTGGATTACTGTTCGGATGAAGAAACCGAATTTGAAAGATTTAACCACGAAATTGAGACCTTGGAACAAGGTGTTACTTTGCGGACTGCCAAACGGGAAAAAGACGATCTTTGTGCTTGGGAGCATGTGACGGGCTTCTGAATTTGGGAGCAGACGTTAACATGGCGTTGAAAACTATGTCTATGAATTTGGTGGATTTGTTTTCAGATGTCATGAAAATAATGTTTGCAAACTCTTTTAAATGGATTTACAATGGGTTGCGCCAAGCTAGTTATGCTTGGCGTATTTGTTCAGACTTTTAACTTTTGGGAGAATTATGTATGTATCAAACTAATGAATGTTTTGGAGATATTGCGCAAGAAAATGCGCAAAAGGTAAACGGCTACATCGTTTACAATTTCCACACTGGAGAAATCGATTATGAAGTCGAACGTAAGTATTGGGATCGTTCAGATCAAAGAACGTTCAAAGATTTAGCAGCGAGTAACATCAACTGCTATTTCATTCCTTTACACATTTTCCAGAACGCTGAAAAAGCCAATGCGGGATTTGTGGCTCGCTTCGCCATACTTGACGATTGAGAACTTACTCACGGAGAATTGAACATGAGTAAAGAACAAGCTTACGCCAGAGCTTTAACACTGGCGTGGTTATTCGTAGATGGGCTTTTATTAGCCCGCCCCATGACTGTGAAAGAACTTACGGAGAAATAATCATGAACTTAACAGGTATTTTACCCAGAAATTCGTATGCCGTAGATGTGTTACGGCAAGGCAAAAGACTAACCGATGTCAAAGATGGCACCCGGATGGTGCAGTTTTTGAAAGAGCTGCGTGGACTATTGCAGCAAAAAGGCTACAGCATACAAGGAAGTGTGCGTGAAGGTTTCGAATGTTACAACGGTACTGAGACGATTAAAATCGTCGTGGAGAGACTATAATGCTTAAAAATATCAGTAATGCGATCATTCAGATCAAAGAATCCGAACATTGGACTGATTTCCAATCTGTTCGACCCATTACCCGTGAAAGAGCAAAGGCTTTGCTGAAAACGATTCGTCAACGGCATTCCGAAGACCAATTCCGGTTAGTGTTGGAAGATTGGAATGCTTGCGAAACTGAAATTGTCGAGGGCTAAGTCATGAAAAATCCATCCAATGCTTACCGAATGCTAGATGAGCGCACCATGCTAGAAGCGTTGCAAACAATGCTTCACGAAGATAACTTTGACACAGATTTGTGGGAAAGTGAAGATGACGATGGCTGGTGGTCGTTGTCTGTCGGTCCGTATGAGATTTGCATGGATGCTGACACCAAGACGTTCATCGTGTGGGACTTCGATGAAAAAATTTTCAAGACTGACCATCCAATGAAGATTCTTGGATGGTTTAATAAGAAATTCAGCGGTCTAATTTAAAACCACCACCCACTCTTAATGGAGTGGGTACATTGGAATAATCAAGATCATTATTCCAATGTACCCATTTTACGGAGATGTTTTTCATGAAGATTTTTATTCAATGGGAGAGTTCCATCCCCATACTGTTGGAACAGGTGGGGGGTGACATGAACATTGAAGAAATCATGAAATTTGTTACAGATCGATACTGTAACAAAACCAGAGTCCAATCCGTTTCTTTAATGAACGGAAGTTGGCTTGTTAAGATTGTTGAACTGGAGAAACTGAAATGAACGGTAGCATGGCAGAAAAATACGTACTATTCGGATACGAAGATTTAGGCGTTCAGATTATACTGGCGCCTGATGTCACTTTGGTACTGTTTTTAGACGGTTCGGCACTTTATGAGAGTCGTAAACAGCAGATTGTTTATCCGTCATGTTGGGATAAACGTGGAGATCGTGCATTCAGTTCTGCAAATAATTTGCAACACTCTTAACGGAATAGTTGCAAAATCTTCCGCAGCATGATATGCTGCAAACGCGCCAGCGCATGGTGTGCTGCGCATTTTATGGAGAATTGTCATGAAAGAATACGTCGTGGTGGTATACGTGATCGAAGATGATTTTCATGGAACGGAAATCAATTTAATGCTGATGGCACTTGATGAGATGGACGCTAAACATCAAGTATTGAGAGCAGCCACTTGGGCTGATGAGGTGCTGGACGTAATCCAACTGCCAGAATTTTGAAAAATACTTGCACATTCTTTTCAAGTGTGCTAAACTTCATTCGCGTCAGCGAGTTATCGCTTGGCGCTTTTTTTAGACTTTTTAATACGCAATGGAGAATATAGCATGGCTAAGACGAACGATGCTGCGAAAGCGCAGCGTGAAGAACTGATCAAACTGGTAAAAGGAATCACCGGCTTAGAACTCAAGCGGTGTGCTACGGCTACCGCAGGTTTGTCAGTCAGTAATAAGAGCATGGAAGCTAATATGTTTGCGCATTTGTTGTGCAACCAAGGGAATTTCCAGACTGTCGCATGGATGCTGGAGAATTGGAAAGAATTTCAAACGGGGAAATTTATCCCGGAAGAGTACCAAACGATTGCCGATCCAGTTTCCGTAGGTTATGCTTGCGGAACTTCACCCAGGTTTGTGTTGGCATTCAACGCTAACAAAAAGTCCAAGGTGGATCGGCATCAATCAAAAGATGCTGCTAAAACCGGGCGTCCGCAAGAATTCATTGCGTGGGCACAGAGCTGGCGTATGGCGGCTACCCAATCACTATGGGTAGGTACTTCCCGTTCAGTAAAGAACGGTGTAGCTCCCACAAAAGTAAAGATTTCCAATGAAGAACCGTGGGCTATGTATGATGAGATGCTAGCCCAGATGTTGGAAGTCAAAGTTGTTAATGAAGATCCATGCTTCGTGGATTACTGCAACAATCTTTCAAAGCTGCGAATTACTGCGCCCAAGATGGATACCGTGGAAGGTGACGTATCCGACCGAGATGCATGGTGTGCGGATTACTGCGATACCATGGAAGAATTATTGGAACGTCCCATCATGGAAGAAGTGGTCGTGGATGACGTTGTTCAAAGCGCGATTGAGTCACAAAAACGACTGGCGGGACTGCTGGCTGAAGGTGGATTAACCGTTGCTAAAACGTTATCATCCACCAAAGACTTTGCTTTAGCGGCCAATGCCGCGTTGGAAAGGCTGCAAGCAAAGAAATTAGCTGATGCCAACAAAGCGGAAGAAGTCAAGCCGCTCGTGGTCAAACCCACTGTTCAGGTTGCCAAGCCCAAGACTGGAAAAGCGGCTAGAGCAGCTTAATCATCACGCCCCACTTGTAAGAGTGGGGATTTACTACTTTGGAGAGAAATCATGTACGTCACATTACAACCCGTGGAGAAATCCATCACTCAGATGATTTTCACATTCAAGCACCAAGATGAAGAGTGGTACTTGGTTGGAGATCAAGAAGTGGTGGGAACGGAGATACAAGAGGTGGATGATGCTGACATCCACTGGTTTTTAAGAATTGGATTGGAAGAATTGGCATTGGATTTGAAATCGGCCCGAGATGTGGCAAAACGCCGTGATACTACACGGGAAGATTGGTAAACACTTATTCCACAAGCCAAAAATGACTTTCACTGGAGAATATGATGGAAACGTGGAAAGATTTAGAAAATTATGTAGCAGAGAATCAAGCTGAAATTGAACAATTCGCTCCATGGGAAGAATTGGATGGTTGGGATTGGGCATGTTTATTGGAACACATGCCAGAGTTTTCAAAATACTGTGACTGGAAAAAATTAGATTCCGATGATTGGATCTATTTATTACAACATCAACCACAATTGAAATCATTCAGAATCACTAATTAACCGGAGAATCAATATGATCGAAATTATTATCTTTGTCATCGTATTTGGAGCAATGTTAGAATTACTTTCCAAAACTTTCCGAAACAATGGAGAATCCAATGAGTAAGACTTACTTCGTGACCCGGCATCAAGGTGCCAAAGATTGGGCTACTCGTCAAGGTTTCGACGCGGAAATTGTCTCCCACTTCGATGTCGATGTGGTCAAAACTGGGGATATAGTCTTGGGAACATTACCCGTTCATCTTGTGGCTGAAATTTGGGATCGACAAGGTCGATACTTCCATCTCGTTTTAAACGTTCCAGCAGATTTACGGGGCGTAGAAATCACTGCGGACAAGATGGAAGAACTGGGTGCGTCACTCGAAGAGTTCATTGTGCTTCGCGTACCAAAGATCATTCCGTAATTACAGATTTTAACTGCAAGAGGAGAGTTGTCATGTGTGAATTCAATACAGGTTGCCCCGGCTGGACTGATGGTTATGAAGATGGCTTTATTCCATGTTCGGAAGATTTGGGATGTGCTACAAGTTATGCAAGATCGCTTAATGATCTGCATAAGTATCCCATCGAAAGCAAAGGTCGATATGATCGCTATGCGACCGGCCCGGAAGATTCAGAATGGGTGTGTGGTGACTGTGGAATGGTCTGTGATCCCGATACCCATCATGAAGAATGTCATGTGACGTATAGCAGTATTGAAAGATACGTTGAAGATGGACTTTTTCAGCGAGTAATGTCACTACTGAAGATTTATCCAGTTGGAGAATTCGCATGATTCCTTTTGCTGCTATTCCCGATCAAGGCTTCACTGTATACATACTCGATGAGATCGTCATTATCGAGATTACCCGCCCCACCAACAGCATCACCTTAATGATGATGCACCGCAAAGACTTTGACACTATTGAAAATTTGCGTGTGCTAGTCAACTATTGATCTTCCACCATGATGAATCATACGGAGAACTTAAAATGATCGTACAAAGTATTGCCTTTGCCACGTTTGTTATCTTATGCCCATCCAAAGAGGTTGTTGAGCGTTTAACAATCCACGACATGGATCTACCAACACTTACCACTATGGCAACCGTATTCAAGAACGGTGATGATAACGAATGTCTTGTTAGTACCGAAAGGTCAGTACCAACAATCTTAATTCGCTCCATTAATGGAGAAATGCATTGGTGGCAAACTGAAATGTGATCTTTCACTCCCGCCTTCGGGCGGGATTTTTGGG